TCTTACACCCTTAAATGTGGTTGTCATATTATTCGCCGTAATATTGTGCTCAACGTTAGTTATCCAATAACTACCATAAAATAAAGGTACATTTTTAAGATAAAAATATGTGAGAGGTTGTATCATAACATTACCCATTGATTCTACTTGACAAGTATATGAACGTGTCTCCATCAAGGAAAATAAATTACCAGAAGCAACTTTTTGTGATGTTTCAGAACCATTATTGGTCAAATTAATTGCAGCTTTTATTGATTCTTCGGTATTACTAAATTCACTCGTATCTAATCTAACTTTACTGAACATATTCTGGTTTTTGTTACCAAAATCAACAATAAATGATGTTATTTTACCTGTTTTAACATCATCAGGTACTAAATTTTTATTATCATTGAAATAAGGTTTGATTGGTTGTAAATCCAATGGAAATGAACCTGAATATGATGGTTTAGAGTTGCTCGTTAATTTTTTACTATCAACGCTTGATGTATGATTGATCCATTGTAAAATAAATGAAGGGTTTGAATCTATTCTATCTATATCTAAATGTGTTCCAAAAATATTATTTGCATATTTATCAAGTTCATTGTTAACGTTTGTAATTGGTGATAAATAATCAACATATGTATTCACTGGATGTAAAATAAAATCATTGTGTTGTGCAATATCACTGAATAAACCGAATACAGCTTTATTTGTTATCTCTGAATTTATTACATCGTTATCTGAATTGTTTGTTGTCGAAAATTTAAGTTGTAAACTATCAGACAAAGCTATCAAATCAATTAATATTTCACTACCAATATCGTTATTAGATCGGTCAACTATATTAATATATTCTATTAAATGTTTAGATTGATCTTTATCAAAAACACTATTTTCACCTGTATAAGAATTAATTGTTGTATCACAAACGGATATATCTTTGAACAAGTAATTATAAAATAAACCATTATTAATTTTACCCAATTCATCTAAAACATTAATAGAATCATATGGGACTTCTAATATTTTATTTGATTTATTATTGAATGCTATATATTTGTCAAAAAGATTTTTTACATTATAATATGTTTTAGATTTTAATTCATCAATAGTATTTTCTTTCTGAATTTGTTTTAGTAAAGATGATGCGGCATTAGAATTAAGGAAGTTAGAATTTATAGAATTTTTTATTGTATCAAGATATAAGTTTATATATTTTACATTTTTATAGTAAAACGTACTTACAAATCCTGTCAAATAATTAGTAATTTCTTTTGTAAGCAAATTTTTATTTTTTTCAAAGTATTGACCAGCACCAACTATTTGCCATAAGTATGAATCATTACTACTATTATAATTCAAAGTTGTATGAAGATTACTTACGGAATCACCAAAAGGATCATTCACAATGGAAGAATCTGAAGAATCTGAAAATATCCAAACATTTACAATACTTTTTAAATAATCTGTAATTAAATTGAACATCAATACTAAATTATCCTCGTCAAATTTAACGTTCAAGTAGTTGAAAAACTCATTAATCAAAAAATTATAGTAATATACACCAAAATTATAATTGTTGTTTTCACCATAATATAATTTTTTTGCTTTAGCTGCAACTGAATCACTATAGTATTTGAAAGCATCGTCATAGAAATATTTTTTGACTAAATTTGTTGTTTCGATTGACGTATCAGCATTATTTGCTGGGTCAATAATGTAATCCCCAAATACAAGTTTTCTGGTATAATATTTTACCTGACCAGCATCAGGATTAGAATTATCATCAGTTAATATACTCAATGGTTTAATCCCATATATTTCACCAGCATAAGAATCTGAAACCGTTAACTCGCTTGGACTAACTTTGAAAATAACATCAGGTCTAAATATAAAATTTTGATAGTTTGTATATAAAGAATCCTCTTGACCAGGTACTGCAACAGAACCAACGGTGCTGTAATTATTGATTGGTAATTTTTGCGCAGAAAATTCTTCTAATACTTTTTTATTGCGTATATATTGAGCATTTGTTAATACCGCATTGATTTTTGCGCTGATATAAAAATAGTCACAAAAATAATAATTATAACTCGAATAACCTACCAATAACATTTGTGCATCTTCTTGAGTTAGTTCGAATTGATCTGTTTTGTAACCTTGTATGTCATTTTCATCTAATGTCATTATACCCTTCATCAAAGTCTCAAAGTTATAATTACCATCATATTTTTTGAAATAATCTTGTGTCGAGTTTGGTTGATAGACTTTATATGAAGATGCAAAATCTAAAAATATTGACTCAAATGTTTTAAATTTTTGAATATCTATTGCGTCATACAAATCATATAATCTTAATCTTAATGGGTCATTCGATGTATTTAAATTTGAATAACCATCGACTGATTTATATATGTTGGTTGTCAAATTTTGTCCAATTTCACTTATTGATAATTCAGATGTCAAATTATCACGATTTTCACCATTTCCTATATATGTATCTTTTGTACCAAGTTGTAAACCTCCCATACCAGTATCGTACCACAAAAACCTTGACGTGTTCATCATTACTGATCTATTATCAAAAATAATACTATCTATATTACCGCTTTTGTTAAATAAATAAAGATTATCTGCATCATAAATATCTGAATTATTAACATCTAAATTTATATATTTTTTTGCCAAATTTCCTGATTCAAAAGCATACTTTTGAATAACATATGTTTTAGGTTTATAATTTATAGGTAAATATTCATTAATATTTTTTTGTCTATCACTACTATTATATGCTGCTTCTTCACCATTATAACCTTTGATTAATTCGTATTTATTATTTGTTATAATCTTAGTGTTATTCTCTTTTTTGTTTTGAGTTAATAACTTATTTGGGTAAAAAAAACCTCCAGCAGATGGATATAATAATACCACCAATTGTCCACTAACATTATTACTATCGAACTCATTAGTATCTTTATAAGTTTTTTCAGAATCCCAAAATTTTAATAAAAAATCTGTTACAACAGATATACTATCTAATAATGCATTATTAAATAAACCATTTCCAATAATTGCACCAAAATCATTCGTAAGATCATCATAAACAACGGATTCTAATGTATTTGTTATACTTGTACCAAATTTTGAAACCGATTCTTCTCCAAAAAATCTACCAAATAAAATTTTATAAATAAAATAAGATATTGGACTTATATCTTGAGTTTTTGATAGAGCATTATTTTTCGCAGTAAATTTCAATAGCTTTATAAGCGGTATATTTCCAACAAATGATATACTCATATCTAACATAAGTGTATTCATTTGTGTTAAAATTGATAGAATATCAGCTTTTTCTAAACCACCTCTCAAATATGAATATTTCATTCTACATATACACATGTAGAATTTATACATAAATTGATCGTTCTTATCAAACGTTATATTTTTAACTTGTTTGAAGTAATTAATTATATTATTACTTGTTGTTAATGTTGATGAACCTAATGAATCTTTTATAATACTATAGTGACCCATGAAATTAATACCGTCATTGTATGATTTAAATGATTTTACAAACCCATTTTCAGCACCATAATGGTGGAATAATGTGTTAGTATCATATTTTGTGTCTGAAAAATATCCTTCAGTTGCACCTATTTGATTATTTACACCATTTTTATCAATCATGAAATTATAATAATCTTTCATGAAGTTAGAAAATGTACCGTAACCAAATTTAGGAATAAATGTATTGTTTATACCAGTTACAAATTTATCATTGATAATTGGTATACTTGCAAACTCAACAATATTGTTTTTTTGATCATAACCCCCATAGATTGGTGATGTATTAGAATTTAAATTTAGATTAACTTTTAATACTTTATCTAAATCAATATTTAATGTATATGTGTTTTTACCAAATAATCTATTATTATAATTGTCCGAATGAAAATGATATAATGCCCCAAGATATAAAATCAATGGCATTGGTAATTCTGTAATACCAACATTAGATTTAAATAGTGCAACTATATTATCTTTTGAAAATAAAAATTTATTGGATTCTGTTTGTAAAGATGAAATTATATAGTGAGCAGCTTCTTTAAAATTACCTGTGATATCACTATTTGTTCCAATAGAAAATGATTCAGCAAAACAAATATTGTTAAGTGGAGTAGCATAATATGAGATTCTATCTGTATTTTTTGTAATTCTACTTGTTATACCGTATTCTAAATACGTTGAAAATAAACCTTTTTGATAATCTGTATAATCACTAAATTGATTTTTAGTATAATTATCTATTACACTCGGATTTGTCAAATATTCATTTGTAATGTTCTTAATATCCATTTTAAAAATTATATAGATTTACGTTTCTTGTTTGTCCATTATTTGCATCATTTTTAAAACCAATCAATGCTAATAATGTGTCTTTATTATTTATTGTATATGTTAAAGTTGGTGTAATATCTGTATAACTTTTTAAATTAGAATCAACGTTTATGTTGCTCACCACGGTAGTGTTACTTACAACTTTTATTTCTTCGTCAAATCTTTGGCCATATATGAAACAATTTGTTTCGCCAGATATAACTATATTTTTAGTTAATGTACTATAATCTATTTTAGAAATATTAGCTTTTACGTTTGGTGGTACAAAAAAACTTGACTGATTACCATATGCACTTATATCATAATAGGGTGTTTGGGTTATATTGTTATAAATCAAAGGTGAATTATTATTATAAAATTGTTGTAAAAATTTTATATTTAAACCTGGCGCAAAATTTTTATTATTTGTAATAAATGAATTAATTTTATTTATGTTTTTAGTTAATTGTTTTGTCGTATAAGAACCATTAATTAAGGATATTTCATTAGTTATTACTTTATCCAAGTCAGTTGTAGTTACAGTACCATTATTAATAATTTTACTTTTTATAATACCGTAGTAACCATTACTATCAGATGTGTCCAACAATTGTTTGATATTACTAAATATCGATAATTGTAACTTAGGATCTGTTGTTTTTAAACCTATATTTGTAAAAATATCTAATTCAAAATTAGCAAAATTTTTGATAATTGATACGTAATCATTTGTAGTATAGTTTTTGAATAACAAACCAGAATATATCATATTAAGATTAAAACTATTAATCATATTATATATAATATCATATTGTGTTTGTTTATCTGAATTATAATATATATTATTAACACCACTATAAAAAGTATTAGATGTTACAGCTGGGATTGTACCTATTTGTGTGTTTTCGGTTGAAGGTTCAACTATTTTTTTGATAGCATCAATTGACTTATATATTTCATCAACAAATTGTACTTCAGACCAATTTTTATTAGATTGTACCAAGCCTGGATATTTTCTTTCAAAAACTTTTTTTTGTGTGTCATTTTGATCATATGAAACAAAGAAATAGTTTGGAAATGGATAAAATTTTTGTGTTACCCCTTGCGGTGTTGTTACATTTTCATACTCACCACTTTCTTTTTGTACACTATTTCTATCTTTGTTTGTATCAAATTCATGTAAAGCTTTTTTACCAGCAATATTCAATAATATAAGAAATGTTTGAATATTGTTGAATAATATTCTATATATGTTATATGTGTTAGGTTGGAAACCAATCTTGTTTTGTATAACAGTTAGTTCTTCATCTATCAATGCATTATTTTTATCTGATTTAATTTTTGCTATATTATCAATCAACTTATTATATAATTCGGTAAACTGTGTATACCCATTATTATTTATTTTTGTATCATAAAATGTAGCCGATGGATCCGAAACATTCGTAGGATAAAGTGATATAAATGTTTGATTAGATAACGCAGATTTTAATTTGTTTTGTGTATCCGTATCAGTTATTTCATTTATTGAATTATCAATATGTTGTAAACCATTATTAAGTATCTCTTGACTTTTACCTATCTCATTAGTAACAATATTGGCATATTCAGCATCAGAAATAGTTTTCAGAATATCTAACGAATTTATTATATCTTTGATACCTAATAAACTGGTTGAATCAAACATATTCTTATCTAAATTATCTTTAATTTTATATAGATAAGGTAATGTTGGTGCTTGTTTGCTTAAATCTATTATATATTTATTTAGTTTTTTTTGGTCGTTACTGTATTGTTTAGTAAAGTAATCATTCTGTGTTTTATATAATTGTTCTAAAATTTCATATCCAAGGTATTTACCATTTTTCTTTTTAAACATAAATGGTGCCACATAAGCATATATCAATAAGAATGAATTAAATATAGAAAAGGTTCTGGAAACAAATTCTGCATCAACAGTATAGTTACCTGTTTCTGGTTCAAATTTTGTATTAGATTTTACTAAATTCAAAGGATAATCAATAGCTTTACCGTAAAAACCTTTAACTGTTAATACAAATGTTGGGTATGGAAATGTATAAAATAAATTATAAGGATTATCAATATCATTACCTCTTTCAAATAATGTTCTACCTTGTACATCAGTAAATTGTATTTTTACAATAGATGATGTACTTGGATTTTGACTGATAGAAATACTATCTATACCAAATGTTTCTGGATCTTGTATATTACTTGTACTCTTAAATTCTCCAGTGGCAGCATCAAGTGTTTTGTTACTTGAAAAAAAATCAGTATAATCAGTTGTTAATTTATTTTTATATATAACAACTGAATTACCATCTGAATTTGACCCAAATGATTTGATGGGGTTGAGCATATTTATATTGATAGATCCAACTGTTATTGGTTTACCATTATTTTGTGTCTCACCAAAAAAAACAGATGTTGCTGGTCTTTTAAACGCTTTTAAATTAGCATACATCACCAAGTTTTCTTGTGCGACATATCTATCAGCTACTTGACCATTTTTTATGATTTTATTTGGATCAATAATAATTACACCATCATTATTTTTAGTGTTTGTGGTAGTGTCAGTAACAATATACTTATCAATAAATATGTTTTCACTGGTATCTAATAAATTATTCGCCATAATATGCTAATTTCAATTTCATAACTGCCTTATAATCGGACATACTCTGGTCTAAAGGGTATGGTACTCTTATAGAAGCATTATCTGGTATATTCCATTCCAAACCACCATATTCTGGGTTAGCTAACAAGATTAACCAACCAAAATATGGTGTACCATATTTATCTTGGCTTACTTTATCCATTCTTGATCTACCTACCTTATAAACAACAAATAAATCTGTTTCTTTTTCAGGTAAATGTACATATGGAACGGTAATACCATTACCGTTATTTGTGAATTGATTATATCTGTTATAATATGAGCTCATATAAGTTATTTAATATAAATATATTTTGATAGAAAATCAACAGTTTATTTTACAGGAGGAACAATACTTGAATATTGATATGTTAAAATATTATTCGTAGCATTATTTATTGCATTAATTGTAGTACCTGATGGACTATTATTAATAGAACTATTAATTTTGGTATTTATTTGACTATAATTTTTCAATCTAACCTTAACACTATAATCAGAATCACCACCTTTTAACATTGTTCCAGATGATAATTTTAATTTTTGTGGTGTTGATGGATTTGAGTTAGCCAATGAATTAAAAGCTGTATTTGCATATGTTGTGTATGGTGCTGTTAATTTATTCAAATAAACAGCATTTAAATTATTAAATTCAGTCAGTATACTTTGATTATATTTATCAACATTATTGAAAAAATCGTTTAATATTTTTTTAATATTATCCAGTTTTTTAGATTTTTGTTTGTCAGTTAAATCAAGTTTATTAATATTTGTTGTATACGATGTCATCATAGCATTTACATGTGTATCTTTGTTTACAAATAATGTATTAAAAAAATCCATCATGCTTGCTTCGGATAATGAACTCATAAGATAACCATTTACTTGACCTTTCAATGAATTTAAATTCATTTTAGTTGTTATATCTGGGGTTGTGCCTGACAAAATATAATCAATATATGAATCAGTCAAACTGATTGTATAATTTAACACACTGGATAAATTATTCACATTTGTATTGAATTCCGAATCATTTGAATTAACTGATATTACATTATAATAATCATAGGATGATACACCATTTGCTGTACTGTTTGCTGGAAAAAGCAAATTATAAAGATCTTCAGTAACACTTGGTGTGTTTTTTTCCATTCTTACTTTTAAAGAATCTTGAGTACTTTTGATTGTAATTTGGTAATTTTGTGAATAATCATTCAAAATTAAACCCAGAGTTTTGTTTGAAAATTCCAAAAATTCATGTGATAATTTTTCAAAAACATAAGTCAACTGGTATTTGTTTTGTAAATATGTTCCTTGACTATTAACATTTTTTAATGAAGGTATCAACCCTTGAAATTGGTAATCTACCACATTAGTTTGTTGGTCAAATTGGATTTGAGGTGTGGTAATTGAAAGATCAAAACTTTTTAATTCATAATTCGTTATATCACCTGTAGTAGTAATATTATTATCAATATCATCATTTTTTGGTAAAACCATATTTGCATCTATAGTTTTGAAATTTGTGTTATTCAATAACAATGGTGAATCAATAAACGTATTATCATTTGAAATTTGTCTAAAATAGTAGTAACCATTACCTAACATAAATTTAGTATTATCGTCCGATTTATAATTATAAACACGGCTCAAATCTATAATACTGTTAGATGATGTTCCAGTGTAATTATATATTGTTAAATATTGAGAAAAAGGATCATAACCAAACAATTGTGATACAGGTGTTTTTATTTTATTTTCGTTTCTAATAATCTCATATAATTGATTAACTTTACTATTTGTTGTTGTACCATCATACCCTGACAACACAGCATTAATTCCTGAAAGATAGGTGTTAAATGAATATATATTGTTTGTTTGATCAATATTTTTTTGTTGTTTGGTTAATAATAAATTATTTGTATAATTACTAAGTTGTGTTGAAATGTAATTTTGAAAGATTATTTTTAAATCTTTAGAATTCAATTCCTTATTATATCTATCAAATAAACCAGTGTCTATAAACCAATATACAAGTAAATCATTATACAATTTATTTGTTATATCTATATTAAAATGTGTGATCAAAGCTTTTGTGTAATCATAATTTGTTGGTTTTTTCAAATACAAACCTGCTACATCTGAAGAATCGTATTCACCATCCGTCATATATCCTGGATTATATGATTGTCCAGTAAATACTGAAGATATTTTTGCTGTTGGGTTAAATCTTGGTGTTGTATAATACAGCATCTGAGGGTATAAATGTAATTGAGTTCCATAAAGATTATTAAAACTTGAACCACCAAACTGGCTATAATCACAATAATCTTTTACATTAACATAGTTACTATATTTTGCTTTAGAACCAAAAAAACTATTAACAGTTGTTGTATCCGTTGTTCCACCAGTAACAATATTTTTAATTATATTGTCCATGAATGTTTTATCATCATTATCTGTCGCTCCAGTATAATTTATATTCAATATTTTTGATAATAAAAATGATGATTGATTTGATGAATCAAATACTAATGAATCAGAATAATTCAAAACATTAGTTATAAACGAATCATAAAAGTTAGTGAATAGTTTTTTATAATTAACATTAAATATTTCAATTGATGCGTTCTGACCATATTCTGATATATAACTCGCTTCACCAAAATTTGTGTTAGTCAATAAAGTCCATGCTGTGGTATAAATTAATGGTTTACCAGCAACGTTTAATTGTGCATTATTATTAACTTTATCATCGAATAGTCTTTGATAATAATTTTGTCCATAAATACCTGGATTTTCCGTTGGGTCGTAAGAAAATGCATATGGTTGAAATACAATAGAAATATCATAAATAATACCAACACTCTTAGCCAATGAATAATTATTACCAGACAAATCTATCAAATCTTTTGTTGTTGTATCTGGAACACCAATGGTGCCTTTTGGAACATCGTATGTAGAATCTGGTATTTGGTATTCTTTAGCTTTTTGTACAATCGGTATTAAATCGAGAGTATTATTATCAAAAAATGATGTTTCTTGATTTACTAATTGTCTTTCTACTGGATCAATATTAGCGGAAGTTCTTGAATCATATACATCAGCATTTGCATAATAATTGAATGATAATGCATTTTGTAATTCATTTATAGGTGTTCTTAAACCTGATCCACCAATATATTTAAAACTTAAACTGACGTTAGCGATCATTGGTTGTACACCTATACCTTCTGGATTTAAATCAAAAACCAAAGGTTCATATGATATATTACAAGAATTTATCAAAATTTTTGTGTTATAGAAATCGCCAATTCTTAATACGCAAACAGGTGGTTTACCAAAAACTGTATTTGTTGCGTCACATGATTCATTCTGTGAATTTAATATTGTATCACCAGGTCTAAGACACTGTTGTAAAAAAGTTAAACGTGAGTTCAACCCTTCTGGAGTCATAGAGTGAAATGCTGGTGTAAAATATTTCAATTTTTCTTTCACCGAATTATATACAGTTGGGGTATTCGCTTGTAAATATTCAAAATAATCCGCCTCAGTGATTAACCTATTAAGAATTCTTTGCGCTATTTCTCTTTTAGTTATATTTGTGGCGTTTGTCGGTTGTTGGCTTGATACCTGCGTTGGATTTGCATTAGTTTTTGTTTCAGTTTTTGGTGGATCTGGATTAACTTCCAATGATACTTTTAGGTTAACCTTTCTTGAATACGAAGCTTGTATTGACAAAACAGAACAAACTATATCAGCTTGACTGTATGATTGTATTTTAGGTTGCAAACAACCAACAAGATCACTTGTAACATTACTATATGTTTTACCCTCAGCAGTAGTTATATTACCACCGAAAAAATTTATAGCTGTTAATAAAAGTTTTCTATTATCTTCTGTGTCAGTACAATAATATGTAACTGTATTTGGAGCTTTACCATATGGTATCCTTACCATAGGTATTGTAGTAAATGAAGCAGTCAATACATTTTCAGGTGTACTAACAGCTTTCATGGAATCTATCGCACTTATTTGTGTTGGCGAATTTAAAACAAATATCACCTTATCTTTCTTATTCTCACCATTAGAAGGTCTAACAAAACTTACTTTTGTACCAGTCAAGTATTTTTCAATATTATCTGGTGTTAAAACATCGTTGGTAGTTTCAACAGTCAAATCTTTAAAAATGTTAAATGCTAACCATTTTATAACACTTTTAAATTTTCTGATACCAAGTTTTGTATTGAAATCAACATCTTGACTATCCAGAGCACTTGTGAATGAATCAACAGTAATTGTTATATTATTACCTCTGTTGTTTGCATAACTTGTTATTTGATCTCTAAAATTTGTAAAACTTTGATATAGTTGATAATATGGTGCAGAACCTTTCGGTAATTGGCTAAAATATCCGTCTTCACTATTAGAACCTATAACCTGATCATATTTTACGAAATAAGCATATGATTTACCTTTTTTAGATTCAGCAGATTGAACAGATGGGTCAGCAATAGATAGTTTATAATAAGTATCAAAATATGTATCGTATGTATTAACATTAGCATCCTCAGTATCCAATGGTGTTTGATTTTCGAAAAATAAATCAGCTTGGATAGTTGGAATAATTGGTGGCGTAGTTGTATCCTGAGTTACTTGTGCTGTGGGTTCTTTAGCATCACTTTGATCAAGTTTTGATTTGATATCAGCATTAGCTTTTGTTGTTTGAATTTCACCAATTACTCTTTCAAAATATGCAATATCTTTATTACTAAAAACACCCCAGATTCTTGCTAATTCAAATATATCAAAATTCGTGCAACCAGCCCAGAATGAATCAAGTATCTCATCCACTACAGTGTCTGGATAATTCTTTAATTCTTTTTGAGTTAATATATTTAGTATTGATGGATGGTCAACAACAATTTTGAATGAAAGGGTACCTTGTCTTTCAGTATTATTATATGTATATATTGGTTCTGGTCTTCCTAAAAATTGATGTGAAGTCCAATTCACAGATGTATCATCTGTGAATTTAATATCGTATGGTGGAAACCACATTATTCTACCACCGTTAGGCCCAACTTCAAATGGTTTGAGGTCATAATCCCCTTTCCATTTATTTTGTCCCCTCCAAGCAAGATTCTCAATTGAGAACATATATTTTTTAGCATTTCCAGCTGATTTATCTGATTTTGTATAATTTATGTTCGTTTCTGATGGGAAAATACTATAATTGTTATATCTATCCAAAACAGAATTTCTTTCAAGTCTTAATAATTCCGTAAATCTCATCAAATTTAACGTACCAGAATAAGGTCTTACTTTAGTCCAAGTTCTACAAAATTCTGCATTGTCTCGCATATTATTAACATCATCTCTGGTACCATTATATAATCCAGGTACAGAATAATTATTACCTATTACATTACCAGCATCATCCTTTCTTTGTGTTTTTGCAGTAGCTAAAACACCACTACCTTTAGAGTATAGACTATAACCATCAAACAATTTAGTTTTTGTTTGGTCTATCACCAAATTTATTGGATTACTATTATCATCTGCCTTTTCAAGAAGTCTTTGTGTTTTAAATAATATCGAGCATTCTCTGAAACGGTCATAATAATTATCACTACCAGCTTTCGAAAGAATTCTTTCAGCATCGTTATTGTTACTGTCAATTTTACTTACCGTATCGTAATTTATATTACCCTTAGAATCAGATGATACTGTTTGAGGATCATAAAATGTTTCTTGATAATCTGTTTTGTGCCATATAAAATCAGTATTTAATGAACCATATTTTGCCGTTTCATTCAACCCTGGTTCATAATATGTGGTTCCATCAAGATAGTTTGTTGATATAATTTTTGTAATTTCTTCAGGACTCTTAACTTGATCACCCTCAGAATCTTGTAAAGCAAAAAATGGTGCTGATTTAATATCTCCAAAATAATATCTTGATTGCGGTTTTTTACCGCCAGTCATACCAAGGAAACCTGTAACACCACCGATAGCTTGCAATGTTTTATCTATCGCTTGGAAAATACCACTTTGGTATTGTGGGTCATAATTGGGTGCATATTTATTGAAATAAATGTTTGAAAATAATTGGAATTTTTGCCCACTACCAGTATTACTCAAAAATGCTACATCTTCAGAATTATCATATCCTTGTTTGGACATACCAAAAGCATCATTAAGCAATTTACCTAAAGCTGATTTATCTGTTGTTGTAACACTTTGATCTGAAGTATTAAAACATCCTGGTGTAAGTGTAGGTTTACTTTTTAAATTCAAATACGTTATAATATCTGTGGCTCCAACTAACGAACTTGTAAATAATGCTGCATATCCGATTGGATTATTTGGAACTGTTATATTATAGTTTTTAGCAATAAGATTATTTGATGGGTCTTTTAATATATTAATTGCTTGTGCTGGGTCAGCTAACGCATCATTAATATTTGTTAATGGAGAATCTGAAAGTATATTTTGTTGTATTCTTGTTTCGAAAGCAGATTTTAATTCTAATGCAGCAATATTCATCAATAACGTTTCGTTTTGAAGAACCTTACCAGAATAATTTATATAACTTACAGGGTCAATTGTGAAATCAATAGCAGAGTTTTTATTTACATTTATTCCAAGGATATCTTGTGGTGTATATTGCGTAACATAATAATCTCTACTTAATTGACCATTATCGTCAACATACGGTGTTTGTGGTGCATTAGGTTTTAATGTATTTGTATTAAATACATCAAATGTTTGTGGAATATATTTATTTAAATTAGCATTTAGTTTTAATGAATAATCTGAAGATAAATCATATAAACTTGAAACAGATTGTAATGTTGGTATTGAATAGTCACTAATCACAGCAAGTTTACCAATACCATCGGCCAAAGCTTGGTACGTATAACCTAAACTATCGTTTCCTTCAGTTATAGCTGAAAAATCACTTTTATTTAGAGGTCTATTTCTATTCAAAATTTTATTTCTAACTTTATCAGCTTCACTGGTTATATCCCCTGGATTTTTTACGCTGAAATTATCAATAACAGTATCCCTACCTAAAGAATATTCATAAGCTTGTAAAGCTCCGATTCCTTCAGTACTAACCAAACCGAGAACAATATCTGGTGGTGTTTTTAAATTCAATTTTAGAATATTATCTCTAAATTGTTGCGATGTGTTCTTTAAACCAAGTGAACTTTCTGGTGTTTGACTGCTCATATTATCTTGCTATTGGTGCGATTGGCATTTTTTGGTTATTATATCCTGAGTTACCTTTACTTACCCCATCGGTTATACTGTTTATGTATGTTCCCAAAGTGTATCTACCAATCTTTTCTAAATCGTTTATTGTTATTTCTTTACCGTCCTCAGATCTAACGGTTATTGTTCCGCTATGTTTTATTTCTCCAGAACTATTACCACTATTATTTGTTAATCCAGCTTGGTCAAATAAGACTCCAATATCACCTTTTCCACCTTTAAATACTCTTCCTCCTGGTGTCATTAATGCATCATTAGTTGGTTCTGGTAATGCATCATTAGTTGGTTCTGGTTTTGATGTTGCGAGACCGACAGCTCCGCCTATTCCAGCGCCTACGGCAGCTCCACCTTGCATAAGAGGTAATATTGTTCCTATTGTAGCTCCGCCTGAAAGAATTGCTCCACCAATACCAACAGCTAAACCAGCAGCTCCACCAATTATTGCACCAGTTTTTGCACCTTTTATTGTATCCCAAATACTTTTTATTGATAAATCATCTTCATGTTCTTTTATATCACCAAGATATTTATTTTTTTCATCTGGGTTTACAACATTTTCAAAACCTTTTCTATTTTTATAATTTTTATCAACATCCAATAATAATTTTTCACCCATTCTACTTATACTATCAAAACCTGTAGCTTTACCAATTGACATTAATAAATTACCCATAGCTTGCTCAAGATATGGTGCAATTAAATCCCATACACCCTTAAGTAATGCTACAATACCTTCTTTTATTTTATCCATAAAAGAAGCTTTACCAGAAAATATATCAATTAATGTACTCGAAATACTTTTTACTTTTTCTATCACATCATTTAACATTTTACCCATTCTTCCACTATCCCCAAATAAATCCTTTATTTTCGGTATAATAAAATTGATAAAATCATCCGTAAATTTACTTACTGTGTCTATGAAACCGCTATCTTCAAGTTTATTGAAAATTTCAGCAAACACCTGACTGAATGAATTATAAATCCTTTCTAAAGGTATTTTTAATCTTTCCATGAAATTCAAACGATCTTGTGCTGCTTTTTCATCCTTTTTTCTTGATTCAATAATGCTTTCGAATTCGTCTTTGCTTGTTAATGATGTAAGTAATTTGTTTGCACCATCAGATGTTTTGATATAATATTGTTTATCCTTATCATTAAATGTTACTAAATTAGCTAATGCTTGTTTGTCTTCATCAGAAAACATACCACTCATACCAGCTTTAGTTAACGCACCCATCTTATCAGCTAATTTAGCTTGTTCAAGCGCACCATTTTTAAGTTGTTCAAAATCCACTCCGAGATTTCCAGCAGCTTCTTTTAATAGTTTCATTTGTGCTGGTGGAATATAGAAAATACCTTGTGCGTTTTTAGTTGCAAGACCCTTAGTCATATCCATCAAGTCTTTCAATAATTCATCTGGAGAATTTTGTGCCTTAAACATTAACGTGAATGCATCACCAAATTTATCAGCAAATGAACCACCTAATACTTGCATTTTTGCTGCCGCTTCTACAGCACCCTCTGGATCAAAAAATGCATCCGACATTTTTTCTGCAATACCAGTTAAATCCATTCTTAATTGTACAGCTTGTGTTGCTAATTTAGTCATATTTTCAAGGCCACTTTTCATAGCGAATCCTGTCAATCCGTTTACTAACGATGAATAACTATCGAGAACTTTTTTACTATTTAACCCAAGTTTTGCCGCTTCATTTGTTGCTTTATTTGTTATATCATTAACTTTTTTGATACTGACACCAATATTACTGAATTGTGCAGCCAATTCTGTAGCACCATCTATACCTAACGCTGTTGACCTACCTATTTTTTCAATCAAGTCAACATCTTCTTTATCAAAAATTTTATTTTTACCTGTAGTATCACTAAAATTTTGCATCATGTTGGTGACATCTTCCATTGAACCACCATATTTTATAGCAACATCAGTAAGTTCAGTCATATTTAACAGAAGACCTTTGGATTCTGCCCTTGTTAAACCAATATCAGCTGCCATATTACCAACAGCTTTTTGCATGGCCATGTATCTATCAAAAGCTTGAGATAATATACTTTTAGCTAAAGACCATAAATTACCAAGAATACTATTAACCATTCCAGCTATAGAGCCAACAATATTTTTTGCCGCATCAAGAATACCTCCGAATATGTCTTTCAAACCTCCCAAAATATCACCTGAAAATAATTTTGCAACACCTGTAAATGTACTTTTAAATAAACCACCAGTTGCCATTGCAACGCTTCTCATACCTCCTAATAGAATTGGACCAATACCAAGTGTAACTTTATTTAATGACTCGCCAAAAGAAGCTGCACTACCTTTTAACTGACTTGTTAATGTATTAGTACCTGTACTTAAATCTGGTAACTTAATTTTACCCCTCTCACCATAGCTACCACCACCACCTTTTGATTTAGGCATTTTAGCTTCACCCTGTGTAACAAGTTTTTGTAATAAATTTACAATATCATTACTTTTATCATTATTTGTATTGTCAGCCATACAATCGTTTCTTTTCTATAAATAGTTTATAATAAAAAAAACCAATTACATATTATAATTGGTTTAATTTGTATTTTTACTTGCTTGTTCAGCTCTTTCTTGTCTTTTTTCCGCTTCTGTAATAAGATGATCTAACATTATTTTTCTTTCATAAACTGGCATTATCAATAAATCTGAATATGAAAATCTACCATGTTTTATCAAAAGATAAAACTCATAAATCATATCATACTTATACGTTGAGGTAGGGCCAAAGAAACTTGGTTGTGATGGGAAGTTCACCAAAAAAAAACTCACCACTCGGTGCTTCAACATTGATACGTGTATCAAGTCCTGGTTCATTGTCAACAATGAATTTTCTTAGTTGGGAAGCTTCAATTGGCATCATATTGTTAACAAACTCAATTATTTGTTGTTTATCTCTAATACCATCAATCTCCATAACCTGAGCTTGCAATCTCTTTGTTAAAAGTTCCGATACAGCATTCACACCCATTTTTTTTCTCTTAGCTTCATCTTCTTTAGCAATAATATCTTCTTCATCAGATGTTAAATATCTATATTTTATAACTTTCTTAGTTTTTGGTAATTGGAAAGTTATTTCACCATTTTGGTCTGGCTCAACACTAATTTCTTTAGCTTGAAAAGTACTGATGTCAACTTCTGTTTCAAAATTTTCTTTGGTTTTTGGGTCTACCAATTCAACTGAATACATTTCACCATACCCAGTAGCTCTTAACCAAAATAAGATAGCATTTCTGTCACAAGCAAGCATATCTTTAGGTCTCAAATCTTTATCCAATACTTTCTTATCCAATAACATATCCAATACTTTTCCAGATTGAATAAGATTTGGTGAAGTTAAAAGGTTTTCATCCGATGCTGTTAAATATGCAACTTTTACAGCAGCTTTTTTATTTTTGTAAAATAAACCACCTGAAGGTAAAGCAATTACATCATGTGCTGGTTCGATAATTTGTTGAAAATCATTCATATTTTTAGTCTTTTTAATATATAGTAGTTATTTTCTTTTTTTAATAATTCTATGTTATTAGTAATAGTAATACATCTTTGTTCAAAAGTCAATACTTCGTCAATAGAAAGTTCAAACCATTCCCCAATTAATTTTTTTGTTATAAATTCTCTATGAAGTGTTTTTTCAATCAAATTAGCATATTCAGATTCAAATACTTTCAATATTTCAACTTTTTCACTATTACCAGTCTGTAAATTTTTTACTCTGTTGTTAATATTTTTTGTCGTTGATACACCGATTTTGTATTTATCACCTGATCTAATCAAATAAATGATTTTTTTTGACATATATATAATATATACATAATATACATTAAAGTAAAGTTTATATGAAGAAAAAGAAAAAAATCAGTAGTTTTGGAAAAAAAATGAAAGAAATGAATGGTACCTCAAAACTTGAGGTTAAATTTAGTCAATTATTAGACGAATTGAATATCAAATATATTACACATTATATCTTTAAGGATAGGGAATATGATTTTTTTCTGTTAGAGCACAATATATTGGTTGAAACCCATGGTTGTTTCTTTCATTGTTGTAAAGAAGACGGATTTAAACCAGAATATGCTTTTCAAAGAAAAAATATAAAAAACGATCAATATAAAAGTAAAATAGTTAAATTTGATAAAGATTATAATCTATTAATTGTATGGGAACATGAAATGAAAGACAAGAAAGTGTTAACTGAGAAGATCAATAACTTTGTTGGAAAATATAGTAAAAATTTATTGATTGAAAAAAAGTAGTAAGTACCAAGACTAATTTCAATTATTTTTAGTCTTTATTTTTGTTCATTTTACGATAAACAGTATCAAAACGTCTATCTAATTGTTTTTCAAGTTCCTTCTTTTCATCTTCAATTAAACGATATATTTCATTTAATTTTGTTTCTAAAGAATTATCTCGATTTTCGAAGTCTCTATCAGTATTATTGAATCTATCTTCAATAGTCCTGAATACATCTTCGATTTGTCTTGCAAGCTCTGTATTGAGCTCTTTTATTTTATCACCATGATTTCGATCCTGATCATCAAAATGACGATAAATTCCGTCAATTATACTTTCAGTTTCGTTACGCAAAACTTCTAATTTTGAAACCTTACGTGTTAACTTTACAATTGCCCAAGTCATTAAACCTAAGAATATCACACCAAGTGTGATTGATATTGTAGCTATTATTATTTCCATATATATTTTTTTTTAATTTATACGAAATTAATCATGATACTTACTAATACAATTATAATATTGAAATTCTTAAAATAAATAAAAAACCTTCAAATATCCAAAAATAATTGAATAAATTGAAGGTTTTAAGTATTTCAAATTTAAAATATTAGTAAACTAATATAGCTCTATCAAAACGTAAGGTTATGTCAATCTCTGCAAGATCGTTAGAATCATAACCTAAATCTTTGAAATCACCTGAAGTTATAAATGCTCCTTGTAAAATCCATTTTTCAACAACAACTCCTGTAGGATCCAGCATTTCTAATTCAACGTCTTTTTTGTAACCTGCCGCATAACCCATTCTACCAGTTACAGATTCTGCACAAAGACGAATCCATTCCATGATAGCTTGTGATGCTGAAGGACCAATTGGATCTCTCAAAGTAACTGTAATAGTTTCCCATACAAATCTACCAGCAACCCAAGTTGAAGTATTCAAAAAAGGAATTTCAGTTTCTGCTACTGTAATTTTAGGTCTTGAAGCCGTTTTGATAAACCACTCATTAATTCCTAATGAACTTGGAAATCTTAATATAAACCTATTCTTTTTCTTTGGTTCATACGGAACAGGCATTTTCATCAACAAATTAGCCATAATATATTTTTTTAAAATTTAATTTTATTTTCTTACTTATAAATAGTTTAAAAGATGATTTCTACGCATTCAATTTAAAAATATTTGAAAATAATTTTAAAAAAACTTGTTTTTATCATTTTCTTTTCCTAATTTTATATAGGTCCTATATAATAATAGGACCAATATATAATATATATAATATAATAAATAAGGACCTGGTCCTAATATAATATATAATATAATAATAAGGACCTAATATATATTAGGTCCTTATATTTTTTTACAAATTTTCAAATGAAACACTTGTTGGAGTTACATCAAACTCAAGTTCAATAAACTCTAATGCATCAATTGGTTTCAAGAATATTTTACCTGTTAAGGTATTTCTATCTGTATCAGAAGCTGGATCCAATTTGATTCTAAAATCACTTAGACCTCTTTCTTTTCTAATATTATCCAATATTGGATTAACTAATGATAAGAATTGTGTTCTTACAATATCGTCATTTGGATCGAATAATAATCTATTAGAAACAGATATAATAAGTTTTCTTGCTTGAAGTAATAATCTTCTGATATTCAATCTGTTAAGAGCTGAATCTCTTTCTTGTAAGTTTCTATTACCCCAAATTACTGTACCAACATCAGAGAAGGTTGCTATTGGGTTAACTCTTGAAGGATAAAGAATATCTCTTGCGTCTTGGTCAAGAACAATTCTTGTTCTTTTACAGTTAACTAAACCTCTATTATAACCTGCGGTAGCAAACCAAGGGAATGCAACGTTATCGGTATAAGCTAAGTTTCTTACTACTTCAAGAGTAGGTGGTAACCATAGGTAAGCATTGTTTTCAACGTCAGCTATTTGTAACCAAGGATAGAAAAGAGCTGTATAGTTTGAATCTAAGTTCAAATTATCCATCATATCAGAGATATCATTAGGGAACATCCATTGAGTTGTATCTGCTGGATTTGTATTGTTATATACAGATATATCTGGTATTGTTGCGATATAGATTGAATCTAATCTTTTCTCTTCAACTATTGTTATTACCTCTTGTGCTAATTCATTGTTATTTACAACATCAATACCTGGAGTTACTAATACATTTATATTAGTTTTTTCTGGGTTTTGGAATGTTTTATAACCATATAGGTAAGCATAGTAATCCGAAGAACCCCAAGTTTCGTCATATTCAGCATTAGTGAATGAAGCAAAATGTCCATTAACAAAGCTTGATTGTCCAATTCTGTATAAATCACCATTAGTTCTTGTATCTCTATAGAAATCCCAACCATCAAATCCTCCAGACATAAGCGCTGTGAATTTTCTTGTTTTGATATCGTAATATGTTTGAGTTGTATCTGTAGCTAAAAGTACTGGGTCAGTGAATTGTCCATCTCCAACAGCATATAAAGAAGTATCAGCATTTACGTCAAGGTGGAAACCTTTTGTCATACCACCCCAAGGGTTACCTGTATTATATGTAATTGTACCAATATTTTCAGCACCAATGAATGATGTTATATCAGCGTCAAAACCATAATCATAGTCACTGAAACCTAAGTAAGTTTTTCTAACTTTATCTCCAGAAGATATCAAAGTAGTTCCCAAAGGATTAGTTTGCCATACATCACCAGGTTGATAATACTTAGTTTTGTATGCAATTTCTGGTATAGCCACATCAGAATATGTTCTGAAAGAATAACCTTCGAAACCAGCTGGAACAGCATCAGAAGGTGCGTTTGGATCAACATCAATTATGATATATGAACTATTTAATGTATATTTGTTATCAAGTGTACCAACTAATCTTCCGATAAAGTTAGAACTTGCTTCATCCATTGTACAATTCAAGTATCTTTCGAATATAACAGGCACAGCATCAGTATCAGAGAACGATCTAACCAAAAGGTCAAATGTACCCTTAGCAAGATCTACGTTTGCAATAGAAACCTTAATTTCAGTATTTGCATGATTACCATCAGATATAGAAACCACTCTGAATAGATTTTGTGCTTTTCCACCTCTTAACTCGGAAACAAAGAACGGAGTAGAAGGGGCTTGGTATTGGAACATAAAGTTATTCCAACCACCTGCACCAGCTGGGATATATTTCAATTCAGGATGAAGTCCTTTTATTTTACCATTTAACCAACCTTTTGCAAGTGTTGAATCATATGTTTCTTCAACATACATTTCAGTAGTTTTATCGGTATTTGTAACACCAAGTACGTTTTTGATATAATTTCTTTTTGTTTCATCCAAAGAAAGATTATATGTGAATGTAGTACTTGTTGTAGTTTTACCTGTTATTGTAATGTCAGCATAAGGATTTGATTCAGCGCTAACAATACTACCATATCCTACAGTTGAACCACTAACTAAAAAGTCTAATGTATCATTCACATAAAGACCTTTTCCTCTAATTGTAGAAACCAACATATTATGATATTCTGCATATGGATCAGCAGCATATGATGTAACGTATATTTTAACTTTACCAAAGATTGATGTACCGTTTTCATATACATGGTCTGTTGTCATTATGAATGAAACACCACTATATGTTTCAGTCATAGTATCGTATACAAACGTATCATTTATAAAGTAAGCATCTTCATCGCTTGAAGGTACAGTTGATGGATAAACATAAGAATCAACAGTAGATGGTGCATTATTCACATACGTAGAAGTATTACCACCAGTCGTTTTAGCTGCATTTGTTACAGTTGTAACTGTTGCTGAAGGGTTAACACCCCATTTCATTATATCGTGCTTCCAATAGTTACCTGTAGTACCTGTAGCAGTAGTGTATTTTGCAAAGTAATTGTTATAAGCATTCACAATCAGTGATGAGTCAATACCTACCAAACTTGCTATATTTGCAAGAACTGATGTTGATGTTCCTGTTACATTATAAACAGTATCAGTTGTTGTACCTGAGAAACCAAAAGTATAAGATGTTGTTGTAGGTACCATTGTGGTTTGATCAACCGCACCGAGCGTTCTAATTGCCCAAGCATCTCCTTTATCGTAACCAGATAAACCAAGAATACGAGTTACGTACAATTGGTTTGATTGACTCAAATAATTTTTTGCTATATATGAAAGTTCATATTTAACAATTTGGGTATTTCTAAATTTTTCAGGATTAATTCCACCAAAAACCTTAGAAAATTGGTCATAATTTGCAATAGGAATTGGCTGAAATGCTGGGCCTTTTACGGTTTCGCCAGCCGCACCTAAAGTCGTTATACCAATCGTCTCAATGCTGTATGTTAAATCTTTCTCTGAAGTGTAAACACCAGGTGACGCATAAACTATATTTGCCATATTTGTCTTTTTTTCGTTTTATATTATTATCTTAATGATAAATATTATAAAATAATCCAAAATACTTTACTTTTTGAGAATTATTTATATTTTAGCCGTTTTTTCCTTCCTTAAGAATTATCACTCTATTTATGGCTGGAACCACTTGGAAATCTGCTGGGTCGAGAATGAACCCTTGTAGTGTAAAATTGTATAAATGGACATAAAATCTTCTCTGGTCTAAGTCTTGAACTTGACTTTCATCTGAATCATCTTCCAGTAGAATTGGGATATAATGCCCATTAACCATTGTATATGCTTGTAAGCTTCTGAATTCTTTCATTACTATTTTGTTAAATTCATTTAAATCAGCTTGTCTTGTAGAAAATAATCTAACTTCATAAATTATATCAATTGGTGTTGGCATAGGGATTTTATAAAGATCAACACCTTTTCTGTTACCATCCCAAGTAGGAACTTCAGAGTATGTGTATGTTCTGTTACCTGGAATATTGTGTAAAAGATTTGCATTTGTTCCTGGACGTGTATTTGGTTTACGAACAATTGTTATAAACGGCATCTCAATATTTTTATATTCATCTAACAAAGACCATGTTTGTGTAAACTCATTCCATTTTTGCAAACTAAGCATGATTACAGGCACTTTTTTGTTATCAATGACCGTTTGCATACTTTCAGTAACAAAGTTCTTAAAACCCTTGTCTAAATCGAAATGAAGAACACCTTTAGGTAGATAAACATCTTTATCCACAATTAAATTTTTCATATCATCAGCAGCAGAACTTGCCATAGACTCAGACTGCGGATATTCCACATTTGGTCTTGGATGATACAAATTAACATTTTTTTTATATGTGCTTGGTAAACTCATAAACTATTTATAATAAATATATCATGAGTTGCGTTTATATACATACAAGAAAAGATAATAATGAAGTTTTTTATGTTGGTATAGGTAAAACCGAAAAAAGGGCTTATTCTAAGTTTAATAGAAATAAACATTGGTTAAATATTATAAATAAAGTAGATTATAATGTATTAATTTTGAAAAGTAATATTAGTTGGGTTGATGCTTGTTTGGAAGAAGAAAGGCTAATTACTTTATATGGTCGAATTGATTTAAATAGTGGTACCTTAGTTAATTTAACAAATGGTGGTGAGGGTAAAATTAATTTTATTGTTACTGATGATATAAAAAAGAAAATGTCTAAAGCTCAGAAAGGTAGAATTATAACTGTTGAACATAGAGATAAAATATCCAAATCTATGAAAGGACGTATACCAGTAAATAAAGGTAAAAAACTAACTGATATTGAATTAGAAAAATTTAATAAACTATATTACAAACCAATATTACAATATAAATTAAATGGTGAGTTTATTAAGGAATACCCATCTGCTAAAATAGCATCTAAAGATGTTAATATATTAAGGACAAGTATTAATAATTGTTGTTACGGTAGATCTAAATCCGCTGGTGGTTTTAAATGGGTATTTAAAACCAATTGAAATTATGTACTTGGTGTTGCCATTATATTCCTTTAAAATCTGCTTTGTCTATAACAATGCATCTAACTTTTTTATAATACGTTTTGTAATTATATAACATTTGGTTGGTATCTGGTATATAATTAGGATCTGTTACAGAAAAATATACAATACTATCATTATCAAGTACATAACCAATTATATCACCATATGTTATATCCACATTTTTTCTTTTCAATTCATTCAAATAAACGATAAAGTCAAGGTTACCAAAATTTGATGTTCTTAAGGTACCGTTTTGGTTGTATGCTTTGTTAACAGCTTGTTCAAGAGTTAATAAAACATTTAATTCGACTGGTGGAAGATAGATTATTTGGTCTTTTTTTGTTTCACCATACACATCATCGTAATTCGTATTAACCCTATCTATTCTATAAAGAATTAATCTGAAATTACTATCTTCATTAACAATATCGTCACCAATTCCAACATCTAAGTCAAAATCAGCCTGATCATACCATTTGGATAATCTTGTATTTGGAATCCTATTTCTTCTTTCCATACTAATAAATAGTATAATATATTTGCTTTTATCAACATTTATTATTAATATTGTAATTATGTTAGATTTAAAAAAATTATCCGATATTATTGAATATCTGGAATTAATACCAGGTTATAACGATTGTATTTTGAATAAAACATGTTATAGAATTGGTGAATTTTGGTCATTAACCTATGATTTTGAAAAGTTTAGAAAAAAACTGAACGCAAATTGGGATGAAAACGAAGTTTTAAACTACATATATAAAAATTATAATTATAAAGATAATTTTTTTGTTAAAATTATAGAAAACCCAACCAGAAAGAAAATTGCTAAATATGATAATAAAATGCTTTTTTGCGATGGTTTAGATGAAGCACTTATTGGTGTTAGATTTGGTTTTGATGAAAATAAAAATATAGCGGTTTATGATTACGATAGATGTATAGATTCTATCTTAGCTGAATCGGACGGAGAAATGGAAGAATGTGATGCTATAGAACATATGGAATATAATGTTACTGGTGCATATGTTGGTGAATACACTCCATGTTTTTTAACAAATATTGATGAATAATATACCAATTGAAATACAAGCTAAAGAAATTCTAATAAATTACCAAGGATCCAATGATTATTTACTGGAAATAAAAGGTTATTTATTAAGCAAAAAAGCGTTTCCGTTAACTTCAAATATATGTAAATACATAATATCTAATCAGAAAGTAAAACCTATTGTTTTGAATAAAAAATATGTTTTACATAAAAGTATTAGAGGTTTTTTAAAAAGCCAATATAAATTAGATTTTATACCTGAAGAAATTTTTATTAATAAATTATTAACACGAAAAGTCGATAACCTTCACCTTTGGGCTTGTTTTAATCAAGATTGTAAATACTATTTTTCAGTTTATTTGGATAAAAATTGTATCAAAAATAGTAAAACTATTGAATTACCTTCTTTTGATCAGTATGATAGGCCGCCAAAAAAACACCAATTAACAGCAATCAAAACTTTATTGGAAAATGATAAATTTATCTTGGCTGATGATATGGGTTTGGGTAAAATGGAATTTGTTGATAACCAATTGTTTACACCATTTGGTAGGAAAAGAATTGGTGATATAATTGTCGGTGATAAAGTTATTGGTTCAGATGGTAAACCATATAATGTTGTTGGTGTTTTTCCACAAGGTAATAAAGAATTATTTAAGGTAACCTTTAATGATGGTTATTCTATTTTAGTCGGTGGTGAACACCTTTGGTCTGTTTCAACTAATTGTAATGGTGAAAATAATAAAAATAGAAAAAATAGATATATTACATTAAGTACAAATCAAATGCTTGATAAAAATTTGATTTTACAACAAAATGGTTCGGATTGGAATGAAAAAAGACCCTACAAATACTCAACATACTATAAAAAAAATAATGGCGCATCTAAATGGCAGATACCTATCGTTAAACCTATAGAATTTTACAATAATTATGAATTACCTATTGAACCATATTTATTAGGTGTTTGTTTGGGTGATGGTAACATAAAAAATTCATCAGTAAAATTTGAGATACATAAAGATGATTTTGAAGAATTATTTACAGGTGTTGAATTTAATGAATTATCACCTGTTGGCAATAGACGATCATGTAATTTAAACTTCGGTAATAAATTACAATTATTAAATATTAATAATAAAACTTCAGATACTAAATTTATACCAGATAAATATAAATATAGTTCAATAGTTAATAGAATTGCGATTTTGCAAGGTTTGATGGATACTGATGGTCATTGCATGAAATCAAAAAAAGGTTTGTTTGCTGGTACGGAATACGCTACGGTATCTGAAAAATTAGCTGACGATATTGCTGAGATAGTTCATAGTTTGGGTGGTATTGTGCGTAAAAAAAGTAAAATTGGTTCCTATAGAAAGCCAGATGGAACTAAGGTTATTTGTAAAAAATGTTATCGTTTAAATATAAAGATGCCTACAGGTATTAATCCTTTTAGATTAAAACGTAAAGCTATATTATATAAAGAACCTGAAAAATATAAAGTTGGTAGATATATTAAGGATATCCAACCTTGTGGTACTGGTGAAGCTGTTTGTATATCAGTAGATAGTCCAGATAAATTATATGTTACAGAACACGCAATTGTAACACATAATACAACATCTACCATTCTTGCTGCGATAACTGGTGGATATAAAAGGATTTTGGTTGTCTGCCCAGCATCTCTTAAATTGAACTGGAAAAAAGAAATAAGTTTGTATGATAACCCAAACGATATTAGTATTGTAGAAGGTTCTGATTTTACATTCAAAAAATGGACTATTGTAAACTATGATATCCTTAAAAACTTCCATAATTTGAAAGAAAAAGGTCAAGATCCAGAAGATGTAAAAGAATCAATAATCGATTTTTATAAATTTGATTTAGTTATAGCTGATGAAGCACATTACCTTAAAAATGCTACCGCAAATAGAACAAAATTATTTAATGATTTTGCGATGAAAATTGGTACCAGATGGTTACTAACTGGTACACCAATAACTAATAAACCAATTGATTTATATAATTTATTATATCTTTGTGAATCCCCACTTAGTACAAATTGGGTTGGGTATGTTAGGCGTTATTGTGCTGGTAGACAATTCAAAAGAAAAGGGTCAACACAAAAATATTGGGTAACTGATGGTGCAACAAATCTTGAAGAATTAAAAGAATTTACAGACGATTTGATCCTTAGAAGGCTTAAAAAAGATGCTGTTGATTTACCACAAAAGACAATAAAACCAATATATTTACCATTATCCTCTTCAAGAAGATATCAGGATTATATGGAAGAATATCAAAATTGGTATGATGAACAAGTAGAAAATGGGATTGAACCTAAACCAACAGAACATCTTACACAATTGATAAAGGTTAGACAATTACTATCTGAAGACAAATTAAGTACAACAATCAATCTTGTAGAAGATATAATTGAAAGTGGTAGAAAAGTTATTATTTTTTCATGTTTTTCTAATAGTATTAGAACAATTCATGACCATTTTGGTAAAAAGTCTGTTTTAATTGATGGTGCTGTAAGCGCTAAAAATAGAGATATTGCCGTTGAAAAGTTTCAAAACGATGATAAAATCAAAGTTTTTTGTGGTAACATTGTTGCGGCAGGTGTTGGTTTAACTTTAACTGAAGGTTCTGTGGTGATATTCAACGATGTTGATTGGACACCAGCAAATCACTTACAAGCTGGTGATCGTGCACATAGAATGGGACAAACGAATGAAGTACACATAATTTATCCTTTAATAGATGGTACTTTAGATACGGTTATGTACAACAAACTACAGGAGAAAATTAAAAATATTAGTACTGTAATGGGAGATGAAAATAATGATATTTTCAATGATACATCTATGATTTCTGATGTTATAAAGTCTTTAAAAGATTAGTGTTCAGTATGTATTATTTTCTTAACATCTGATCTATAAACAGCATCGTCACCATCATCTGGTGTTATAATAACATAATATTTTGGAACACCTTTATCTTTTGTACTCATCATTTCGTCATAAGAAAGTATATTATCTATGTTAGTTATACCATAGTATTCGGCAACTCTTTCCTTTAAGATTTCAAAATCATCTAATCTCGATAAATCTAAATCTCTGAATTGACTATAAGGTAATCTATCAGAAATTTTTTGTTTTTCAGGATTGATTTTACTTAATTCCTTTTTGTTAGCGTCAGCAGAAAAACTGGTTGAATCGAAATCTGGGTTTTTAGTAACAGCAGCAATTTTAGTATGAGCGGCGCTAATAATATTGTAACCCTCAGATTTCAATCGATTCATTACGTTATTTGCTATTTTTACATATTTTTCAGTAAAAAAATCACCAGAATCATTCCATCTGAACATAACTCTATGTTTATATCCTTTGACAGCCTTATGTTCAACACATTTTTCCTTTAATTCGATATATAACCTTTCTTCATATTCTTTTGGAAAGTTCAATAAATAATTTAATCTTCTTGTCATACTATCATATGACGCTGGATATTGAATATAATTTCCAGATAATGCATAACAACCTTGCCTGCATTTACCAGCGCCTGGACAAGTGTTAATTATATAGAACTTTTTACTTTGAATATCATAAGCTAATCCTCTAAATGCTGGTAAACCAGTTTTATAAACAAAATCATTTCTACCACCACTTTTTAACATTTTATCGTTGGTATTCACCAAATTATTAGGTGGTGTAGTCATTCTTTCAATAAATGTTGGGATATCCACTTCCTCAAATTCTGTACCAATCAATCTTGATTTTGCGTGTACAAATGGCATACCTGTACTAAATTTTTCTCTATCTGCGGTACTTAATTCTCTGTTAGCTATTACACGATTTAAATAATTAACAACTTCTGGTAAAGGCATACATGTAGCCTTTACATCCTTGAAATCCTTTTTCCAATCAATTTCATCTATCTGAATTCCAGATATTTTTTTGATTTTATCAATTGACTCTTGAAGAGATAAAGCTTTTTTCATATAATATTGTTATAAATAGAAGTATTTATAGATATAAATATAATAAACATGAGAATAAGTCCAACCGAAAGGCAAAAAATATACACGCAAGCCAAGCATAGATTAGGAGCACCAACCAGAAAAATACAGTTGGAGACCGAAACTATGGATAGTTTATTGGAAATTGCAACTGAAGACTATGTCGAATATATACAAAATTATTTAATAGAACAACAGTGGCCTTCACTTGTTGGTGTAAATGTTACAGAAGCAGATCTTACCAGAGCTTTTGTGAGCAGAAATTATGATCTTTTGACACAATACACTTACTCCTACTCAAAAATAGTTGGTTTGGGGGCTGGAGAAGGTGGATATATATTAAAAAAAGATTATGTGACTTTACAGTCTGGTGTACAAATGTATGAAATTCCAGCTAATCGTGAAATTAACGAAGTTCTTTGGTATAACCCAGCAACTTTGGATCAATCGGTTATTGATCCTTTTTTAGGTGTTTGGAACAATCAATTTGGCGCAGAATATATTGGATTAGGTTCATATTATATATTACCTGCATTTGATATTTTAATGAGGGCTTCAGACAGAAATTTAAAAAACCGTTTGGTTAAGGGTGAATTATTATATAAAATCACAAACGCACCAAATGGAAAAAAATATTTACACCTTTTAAATACACCTGGTGGTCAATATGACCAAAACCAGGAAATATTACAATATGGTAGGGTTTGGTATTGGTATTACGATATTAATGGAAATAAAGAAGATTGCCTGGAAAAAAATAAAGATATTATTAAGACACCGTCTGACGTTCCTCTTGATAATTTATCTTTTGATGATTTAAATGATCCATCTAAAGTTTGGATAAGACGTTATTTTGTTGCATTATGTAAAGAAACCTTGGGTAGAATTCGTGGTTATGCAAACGGAAAAATTCCTTCAGGAGAACAGCAAGCTTTAGAACTTGAATACCAATCTTTATACACTGAAGCTAAAGATGAAATGAGTATACTTAAAAAAGAGTTGGAAGATAGATTAATTAAATTCCACCCAACAGCAACATTAGAAAGAATGTCGAAAGAGGCTGAATTTATTAACACTGGTCTTAAATACAGACCAATGCCAAGACCAATTAGATTGATATAACATGTATAAAGTATTTTTAGTTGAAAATGATTTCGATTTTGAACTTGCGGACGATGTTACAGAATACAGTCGTGATTATAGTTCATATGAAGCATTTTATATTGATGTGACAAAATCTTTATATTCAACAGGCGGAACTACTCAACAAACAAGTGTTTTACTAAATAATATTAGTTTAACTGGTTTTGATAATGGATTTTTGGGTGATGATATACCCAAACAATATCAAGGAATTGTAGTTGCAAATAGTTATACATCTTATACACTTTCTGGTGACATGAATTGGGCATATATATTTAATGATTATACATATGATTATACAGGATATACAGGACAAAAAGATTTATTAATAGAATTTAAACCACCTATTATCAGAAATACTTACGATTCATTAGTTTTTGTTGTTTATGATAATAATAGTTCCTTTTATGAATATATACCATTTGCATACGAAGATGGTATATCAAATTTTTATACTTGCTATGATAATAATGGTTCTTTAAATGGTATAATAAATTCAGGTGATACTATATCTTTTTATATCAGCAACAACACACTATATGTGCAAGTTAATGGTACAACAATTAGGGTAAATAATAACCCAAATACCAATAATGACTATAGATTTGAATTTGGCGCATTAGCTACTGTCAGCGGTGAAACGTATACAGTTAATGATTTTTCCATATATTCACAAAGAATAATTTATACTGGAACATCAAACAATATTACAGACTTAAATCCTCAATTAACAGGAACAACTTATACTTGGGGTAAAACCAAATTTAAATTACTACCTGTTTCAACTTTAAATATTGGGCAAAATAACAATATAAAATATGATATAATTCCTCAATATGATTACAAAGAATTGAATGGTGGATTCTATCAAGGTGCTTTTAAACTATACAACTACCCTGTCCAATACTTCAAAACGAGAGCAAATAAAGGTTGGACAATTAATACTTTGATAACAAATCCTTCTGTTGTAACTGGTTCAACTAATTACTTGAATTTTTTACATCCTGATAATAGCGGAATTATATTTTATATCGGAACAAGAGCTGAAAATAAATATTGGTCAGTTACAGGTTCCGCAATAAATGTAATGAAAACCCAATATAAATTACCTACAAGTGGTGATACTGCAAGTGTCTTTAATTATAATAATAATTACAATAATACAGATTATCAGAACACTTACTACTATGAAGTACCAAATGATATTTCAAATAATGTTATAACTGGAATCACGGAACCAATTAGTAAAATCAATGACGAAATTGACCATGGTTTGATTGATGAAAATAATATGTACACCGTTGACGCTATTTTCACCTTAAATAATCAACCTTATTCTGGATATTATAATAGTAAAAATGGTTTATATTATTCTGGTAGAACATATGACGGAACAGGCAATGGTTTATTAAAGAAGATTAATTTTTATAAAGATGTTATTGATAATTCATTTGGAATCTTTTTAGATAAACATGGTAATATAGGATATAAGTTGATTTATGCTACAGATCCTTGTTATACTGGAACATGTCAAGACCCATTAACAATCACTAATAATAGTTTCATAGATTACACAACTGATTCAGATACGAATAAAATTCAAGAAATTAGAACAAAGTATTTTTCGATAAAAAAGGTTACTTCTAAAACACCAATTATAAATACTGGTGATACAATGAATAGATTTATATATTTGACAACAATTTTTGAAAGAGATTTTACTTATGACACTGATTGTATGTTAAAATATGGAAAGTATAAAAATGGTACTTTGAGTATATTCATTAACGGTAAAAAAGTTTTCGAAGATAAAAATTGTAATGAAATTATCCCACATGAGTTAGATACCGATTCGTTTTACCAAGAAGGTGTCCCATTCAACATATCATTTGGGGGTGGTACTCAAGGATTAATAAACTCCGTAGATATTTTAGGTAATTATACAAGTCCATATAATAAACTTATAATTGATGAATTTTTTAGTGGTACATATTTTGGTGGTGTCAAATCTATACAAATGTTAATGGTGCCGCTTGATGTGACAGAAATAAAATCAAATGTGGATAAAATAAAAAATATATATAATTTACCAACAATAACTGGTGGTAGATATGTTAAATTAAAACAATTATACTAATGGTTTTTACAATCAGAAAAAATGCGACTCTACCTATATTGAAATTGAAAGTATATAAAGATGGTAGAAATGATTTTTATAAATTGATGGACTTATTGCCAACAGCATCTATAACTTTTGCTATGAAGGATAATATTACTGGTATCTATAAGGTTGCAAATAGAGCCGCTCAGATATATCTCAAAGACCCTTCAGTTACAGATGGTGTAAAGGAATATTATATAGGTTATCAATTTACATCTGAAGATACAGATACACCAGGAGTTTATACTGGAAGTTTTAAGATAAATTGTTTTAATTCAGATAATTCATTATACGGTGAATTGGTAGTCCCAATTAGAGAAGAATTATATATTCATGTTATAGATAACTTTGTCAAATCTGACGTAGTCTATATTTAATTTGTTTTTTGACTTTATTTTTATTATATTTGTGCTCAAAATAGTGTTATGAGTGAATATAGTATCCCAATGGAGTCTGTGGAAAAGTTTCTTTCTGGTCATGGTGAAGAGAAATATATTGTAAATATTGAATATGAATCTGACACAAATACAATATATAAAATCAAAGATATACCAGAACAAGGGATTGTTATTGAGAAAGAATTCTTAAAATCTTTCATGTGGATTAAAAACCTTAATGAAGTTAAAAAGATTTGCAACTTTTATCATAACAACGATCTTACCATTAAACTCAAAATGAAGGAGTATGGCATCCAAATTAAAAAGCTAAGACACGATGACCACCCAAGATTAGTGAATGGTTACACATATTTAGTTACATGTGAACAAGGACACAAAAGAATGCTATCATTTTTTGCTGATGGTGGTATAAATTTCTACAACAAGTTTGAAAAGAGAATTAATTTAAAGGAATATTTTACAATATTATCCCCAATTGAACAGTATTTTATCAGTACTGGTAATCGTTTATATAAAGGTATTGAAGATTATAATGAGTTGACAAAACTTATTTTTGACTTGGAAACAACAGGCTTGGATCCAAATATAGAAAAAATATTTTTGATTGGTTGTAAAACTAATAAAGGATATGAAAAATTGATTGAAATCGACATAAACGACCCTGAATCTGAAAAAAATGGGATTATACAATTCTTCAATGAAATCGATGCAATAAAACCAACTATCATTGGTGGTTACAATAGTGCAAACTTTGACTGGTATTTCATATTCAAAAGATGTCAAATTCTTGGTATTGATATTGAAAATATCGCAAAGACTCTGAAAAAAGATAAACAAATATACGTTACTGAACAAATACTAAAACTTGGTAACGAGGTTGAAAGATATATCCAAACAAATATGTTCGGATATAGTATTATCGATATTAACCACTCAACCAGAAGAGCACAAGCTATTGATTCTGATATGAAATTTACCAGATTGAAATATGTTTGTAAATATAATGATGTTGCTAAATCAAATCGTGTATACATCGTTGGTGAAAATATTGGAAAATATTGGAAAAGCGACAAGAAATATTATTTTGATGATAAAAGTGGTTCATATTCTGAAATTAAACCAAAAGTTGAGTATATGGATTTTATCACGAGACAGATTGTTAAAGATAATCCAGACAAAATATTTATTTTCGGTGATAATGATCTAAGAGAAGGTTTTGGTGGTCAGGCCAAAGAAATGAGAAACGAAAAAAACTCTATTGGTATTGTCACAAAAAAAGCGCCAGGTACAACTGATGATTGTTATTATAATGATGATGAGTTTGAATTAAATAAAAAGAAAATAAATCTCGACCTAAAAATTATAATTAACGAAATAAAGAAAGGTAAATGTATTGTTATACCTTCTTCTGGTATTGGTACAGGTTTAGCTAAATTACAGGAAAAAGCTCCAAAAACCTTCAAATTTTTACAAAATTCTTTAAACTTATTAAAGGTTTATTGTGATAGTTTTGTAGAATGTGATGGTAAATATATTGTTAACAGATACTTGATGGATGACCTTTGGGAAACACTCGAAGTTGATAATATTTACAATCAATCATCATTTATGTTGGCTAAATTAATACCAACAAGTTATCAAAGAGTATCTACAATGGGTACTGCTGGACTATGGAAAATGTTGATGTTAACATGGTCTTATGAAAATGATTTAGCAATTCCAATAAATGATGAAAAACGAGATTTCGTTGGTGGATTATCAAGACTGTTTAAAGTTGGTTTTTCTAAGAAATTAAGAAAGATGGACTATTCATCTCTTTATCCTTCTATACAGCTTGCACATGAGGTGTTCCCATCTTGTGATATAACACATGTAATGAAATCTTTACTTAAATATTTTCACTCTGAACGTTTTAAAGCAAAGAATCTCGCTAAGAAATACGGTAAAGCTGGTGATAAACAAATGAAAAGTTTTTATGACCGTAAACAATTACCTCTGAAAATATTCATCAACTCAATGTTCGGTGCCCTTGGAGCACCAACAGCATTTAACTGGGCTGAAATGGATGTTGCTGAAGGTATTACTGCGAGAGCAAGACAATACTTAAGGATAATGGTTAAATTTTTTATGGCTAAAGGTTATGAACCATTAGTACTTGATACGGATGGTGTTAACTTTATGGCACCAGAATCTGGAGAGGAAAATTTTAGATACATTGGTCTGGGTAATAATGAAGCTGTAATTAAAGATAAAGAATACACAGGAGTTGATGCAGTGATTGCTGAATTTAATGATTTATTCATGAAAGGTGAAATGGCATTAAGTTTGGATGGTACATGGCCGTCAACCATAAATCTTGCTCGTAAAAACTATGCCTTACTTGAAGATAGTGGTAAAGTAAAATTGACTGGTAATAGTATCAAATCTAAAAAAATGCCAGCCTATATTGAAGAATTTTTGGATAAAGCCTTGGTTTTACTATTAAATGAAAAAGGTTCTGAATTTGTTAACTACTACAATACCTACGTTCAAAAAATATATAATAAAGAAATTCCACTTTCAAAAATTGCAACAAAAGCAAGAGTTAAAAAAACTTTAGAAGATTATAAAAATCGTGGGCTTAACAAGAACGGTAAACCATTACCAAAGCAAGCTCATATGGAATTAGCCATAATCAATAAATTAAATATTAATCTTGGAGATACTTTATATTACGTTAATAATGGTACAAAATTAACTCAAGGCGATATTCAAACAGTAAAAGTTACAAAAAAAGGTTGGTCAGAAAAAGATATAGAAGATCATATAACTCATTATGGTAAATCACCAGTGGGTCTAACATCGATAAATAAATTAAATTGTTATATGTTAGATAGCAAAGAATTGGAAGATAAACCAGATATGTTAGGTGAGTACAATGTAGCAAAATATTTGGATGCTTTCAACAAGAGAATCAAACCGCTTTTAGTTGTCTTTAGTGAAGATATTAGAGCTGGTTTACTATTAAAAAACCCTTCAGATAAAAAGGATTATTTAAAAAATGAGTTGAAGCTAATCAATGGTATACCATATAAAGAGGCTGACCAAGATACTATACAAGATTTATTTACACCATCGGAACTTGAAAATGTTTACTGGAAAAAAATGAATTATAATCCAAATTTCTGGTTTAATGATAAAATAAACTTTACTGTTCCAGGGTTAGATAGGGTGGTTGAGATAGAAAATATATAATTTTTACCTTTTCTTTGATATTTATAATAAATATATTTATAAATGCAAAAAAAGGTTTTAAAAGAGTTTATAGATGGCGATGGTAATATTCCAGACTCTAAAATACCGCCAGGACTTAATGCTAAATCAACCTCGCATATAACATCTGACAAGATGATGAGGATGGTTGCACAGCCATTTGTGTTCGTTAACTACAGACGTTATTATGGTGAATCTGAACTCCCATATAATGAGGAGGCTGATAAACACGCTAAAGATCCTAAAAAATTCTACGAGTTTTTGAAAACTAAAGGTGCTGAAGCTACCTTTGAAGAATATTTTACTAAAGACGAAAAATCCCTTCAAGAAACTTTAAAAGACATTAGAAAACAAAAAGCTATTGATCTTATCGAAGACATATTAACAAAAAGACAAATATATAATGATGTTTTTGCTAAACAAGCTGAAAACACAAAAAGTATCGATGAAATCAAAAATGATAATAAACTAATTTTTGGTCAACTTGACAAAATATTAGAATTTATTAAATATAATATGGATACAGGTGAAAAACATTTGATTTTATCTCATATTATGGAAAATCTAAAATAATGGCAAATTCTCAGTTAAGAGGTATGGTTTTCAACATACCTGAAAAAATATACTTAGAATTGACTGGAATATACAACAAATATCCAGACAGAAAAGATACGTCTGGTTACAAAAGATTACAATTTTTGTTGAAAAATCGTTCCTGTACTTATGAACAAATGAAAAGGATTAAAAACTTTTTTGACCATTTCATTCCTGACCAAAATAACAGTGTTGAATACGAATTAAATGGTGGCCAGAATTTTAGGAATTGGGTTGAAAGAACCTTAGCAGATGCAAGAGGTGAAATTAAGGATAGGAAAACTCACCATACCAATGCTGGATTAACAAATCAATTCAGACAACATTCAGACAACAATAAATTAATAAATGCTATAAAACCTCCACAAGTTAGAGCTTATCCAGATATAATGACTAATAGCGCATTGATGGAGCAAATTAATAAAATAAAAAAAATAATATATTTAATTGATTAATTATGGATAATAGAACACCAGCGTCAACTCAACTTAGAGATACCGCTAAAATTCAAGAAAACACACTTGAAGCTGTAAATAAATTCAAGCCAAACTCAAATGAGTATGGTGCAACAAATAATGAGGTAATTAGTGAAGGTAACGGTACACCAATTGATATTCAACAAAGAAACACCCTCGAAGCTATCAATTATTACGGTGCAAACAACGAATATAAAACCCCAGAATAACTTTACAAATTAATAAAAACTATTAATATTATAGATAATGAATAATACAATACCAACTGATAAAGAGGCTTTATTACAATTTGCCATAGAACGTGGTATTGAAATTGTGTTTTTTTATAAAGGTGTTGATTTTGCTCAAAGGCAGAAAAGAAACGCTGACCGAAAAGAACAAGGTTTACGATATGTGCAACCCACACAATTGTTTATTCATAAAAATAGTAAAAATATGTTATTATCTGCTTTTCAGTGGGGTGGTATTACAAATACAGATACAAAAGCTGTTGGTAGTACAACCAAAGGTGGTAAACCACACTGGAAAAGTTTCAGACTTGACGAAATGAGTAATGTTCAGTTGAGATATAAAGGTAATAATGAATTTGATTATTTTGATGTTCCAAGTAAAAAGGGTGCTACTGGAAATAATGTGTCAAGTGGTTTTCCTGTTGGAAATTATACTGGACAAAGTAATATAAATGCGCTTGGCGGTAAAGCTTTAGTTTATTTTGATTTAAATAAAGCTAAGGTATTAAGACAACAAGACAAATCATTAGAGGAACCAAAAGAACCACAAGAACCTAATTTACAGAAGGAACCTGAAAAACCTAATCAACCAAAGAAACAAGGTTTATATACACCAGATGAAATTAAAAAGGTTCAAAAAATAAAACAAAACCTTGATAGCTATGAGCCTATAGAGGAAAGCTATAGCTCAGGGTTCTTTAAATGGGTACAAAATTTGTATGGAAAGACAAGATAAAATAGATTTTATTGCTCAAAGTATAGCAAAAGCAAAAAAAGTTATGGAAAAAACTGAAACCATCTCACCAACAGGTAATAAATCTATTGGTGGTGGTAGACAAGTATATACTGAAGAACAGTATGATAATATGGATGTTGATAATACACAATATCTTACTGAAGATCAAGTTAGACGTATGGGTGCACCAGCTCCTAAACAACAAAGATATGATTTGTATGAAGATAACGAAAGAGAAATACCAATGATACCTCAACAATCATCTCAACAAAACGCACAATATAGACCTTATAAAAATTTAAATAGCACAAGCATGCCAAAAGAAATAGTAGAGTCTTTTCTCAAGAAACCAATGATTGATCCGACTCAACCACTTGGTATGGAAACAATTTTTGAAAAGGTTCATCAAAAAGAACAATCTGCTCGACCAGCACCATCATATGAACAAAAACCAAAAGCTAAACCACAACCAGTATATGAAGAAAGAACAACACAATCTGGGGGCGGTATGGATATGCAATTACTTGAGTTTGTAATTAAAAAAACTGTTGAAGAAACATTGAAACAAGTGAGTGAGCAAACCAATATCAATGAAAATATTCAAATTAAAATCGGAGAAAAAACCTTTGGTGGTACAATAAAAAGTTTAAAAACAATAAAAAAATAATATGAGTAAGACTATCACTTTTTGCAAAGCAAAATGTTGCCCAGTTGTTGAAATTTATGAAAATGAAATTAAACTTGGTGACGAAAAAGGCCCTGAAGGCGTAACAACCTGGTCAAAAAAACAATTTAAAGATTTTATCGATGCCGCCAAAGAAGGAAAATTCGATGAAGCTGTAAAAGATGTAAATTAATAAAAAGGAGCCTTTAAAGCTCCTTTTTTTTATACAAAACTTGTTTTTTACGTATTTTTTTATTACTATTATTAAAAGTAATTATGAGTACGTATAAAATATTAGTTGCCCCTGGCGATAATGCTGGATCTGGTAAATATAGATGTGTAGACCCACATATTAAATTACAAGAATTATTTCCGAATGATTTTTTCGTAGAAATAAATAACGCTGTTGATTTCAGTGATTTCACATATTTGAAACAATTTAGCGCTGTGTTTATACACAGGGTTCCCCAACACAATTATAAAGATGCTATCAACATCATTACCAATTTAAAAAAACTTGGCATAAAAGTTATTATTGATATTGATGACTATTGGCATCTTGACCCTTCTCACGGTTTGTATGAACAAGTGAAAAGAGAGGGTATTCCACAAATATCTATAAACTGTTTAAAATTAGCTGATTTGGTTGTTGTACCAACAAGTATATTAGCTAACGAAGTTAAACAATTCAACCAGAATGTTGTTGTCTTAGCCAATGCTTTAGATCCAACAGAGGAACAATTCAAAAGTAAACCATCAGAAAGTGAGAAATTAAGAATTGGTTGGTTAGGTGGTAGCTCACATATCAAGGATTTAGAATTAATAAAAGGTATATCATCAATTGGTGAATACAATAATAAATCACAAATTGTTTTATGTGGTTTTGATACAAGAGGTAGCGTAAGGCAAATCGACCCTCAAACAGGTCAAGTACAAGAAAGACAAATGAATCCAACAGAAACTGTTTGGTTCATGTACGAGTTATTCATGACAGATAATTATCGTATGTTAGAGTCATATCCTGATTATGTAAAATTCCTTGTACAATTTAAAGAGGATAAATCTTTTGATGATTCCAATATGCCTTATAGAAGAGTTTGGACTAAATCCATCAACCAATATGCTAAGAACTATAATCTTTTTGATGTATCATTAGCTCCACTTGTAGATAATAAATTCAACTTATATAAATCTCAACTTAAAGTTATTGAAGCTGGATTCCATAAGAAAGCAATTATTGCTCAAAATTACGGCCCTTATACTATCGATTTAGTAAGTGCAATAAAATCAGGTGGTGAAATAGACCCTAATGGTAATTGTTTACTTGTTGACCCATCTAAAAATCATAAACAGTGGCAAAAATATGTTAAGAAGTTAATCGATAACCCACAAATGGTTAAAGATCTTGGTGAAAAATTATATGAAACCGTAAAAGATAAATACAACCTTAATAATGTTACTAAAACAAGAGGTGAAATATATTTAAATTTATTAAATAAATAATATGAAAAGGAAGAACGATAAAAAAACATTTTTAGCAATAGCTAACAAATATAATGTATGCTCAAAAGATTTATTGGATTTTTTGGAATTAAATGGTTTATTTGAATGCCCAGCATCAACAACCACATCTATGCATTATGCATATGAAGGTGGTCTTGTTGATCATATAATAGAAACAACAAAAATTGCTTTAAACCTTTTAAATGGTATACCAGAACCTTTAAGACCATCTAAAGAAAGCGTTGTAAAAGTTTGTTTTTTACATGATTTAGGTAAATTAAATTTATACACACCAAACAAGAGTGAATGGCACAAAAAGAATCTTGGTAAAATGTATGAATTTAACGAAGATCTTGTATCTATGACAAATGGTGAAAGATCTTTATGGTATATCTATAATTGTGGAAATAACGATAAACTAACACAGGAAGAACATCAAGCAATACTTAGTTTTGATAAAAATGATAATTCAGATTTGATGGTTAAATGGCACTCTGAATCACTTTCAAGATTATTGAGACACTCTCTTGAATGGGCTATTATGCTTGAAAAAAAAGAATATAAAGATTCAACCAAACCTAATACAAATGAGTAATTTTTTAAACGCTTTAATTGAAAAAAGACCAGAATTAGAATTGAAAGTCAAAGAGTTCGAGCACCCATTGGATAAACAAAATAAATACTTTTCTTTGTATATTAATGGTATCGATTCAAGATTTATATTACCTGAAACTGAACTTAATATTGAAGATCCTCAAGAAATTAATGAATTAGTTAACATAACTTTAATGTATATAAATAAAAATGGAAAATAATTTAGATGAATTTAATATCTTAGATCAAGATATCAAAAAAATACTTGAAAACGCAAATAATTTAGTCAAAGACTGGGTTTATGTTGACAATGTAATGAAACTTAAGATTAGATTTGTAAATCAGTCAACAAATCAGGATCCAGCTTACGCTAAACAAGGTGATAGTGGTTTTGATTTGAGAGCATTCTTAAAAGAGGATGCTGTTTTGAAGCCATTTCAAAGAGCTTTAGTGCCAACTGGTTTGTATTTTCAAATCCCAGAAAACTTTGAGTTACAAGTTAGACCAAGAAGTGGTTTAGCTTTGAAAAATGGTATTACTGTATTAAATACTCCAGGTACAGTTGACTCTGGATATCGTGGTGAAATTTGTGTAATACTAATTAATCTTGGTTCTGAAGATTTCATAATCAAAAACGGTGATAGAATTGCTCAAGCTGTTATTGCCCCAGTTCAAACAAATAATAACCTCGTATTTATGAAGTCTTCTTCGTTAGAATCAAGCGAAAGAGGTGATACAGGATTCGGAAGTAGCGGTGTCAAATAATGGAATGTTTTAACCAACAAATAAGAGCGTATAAAGCCGTAACTGCTGATATATACGACCAAATAATGTATAAAAGAGTATGGTCTGGAGATATGATTCAAGTTGGGGATAAAGTACTTTATGCATTTGTATTTGACCCAACAGACGATGCTCTGAAATTAATATCTGTGTTAGATAGAGAGTTGGGTTTGATTCAAAACACCTTTGATTTTGTTGCTTTCAAAAATAAAATAATACCAGTTTTAAAATTTAAAACGGATGCAAAGAATAGGCAATATACAGAGCAAGAAGATTAGTGTTGTTTTTTCTACCAGAGCTTTGGATGAAGAATATATTGATCATATAAAAATGACATCTGGCCTTGGGAATAAAATTGAGATTTTACCCTTTGTGAATAATGGTGAAAAATCGTTAACACAAATATATAACGAAGGTTTAGAAAAAGCAAAAAATGATATTGTTGTTTTTTGTCATGATGATTTAATATTTCATACAGAAAATTGGGGAATGGCAATAGGTGACCATTTTACAAGGAATCCTGGATTCGGTATAATCGGTATAGCTGGAACTAATAAGTTAGTCAATGGAAGATGGTGGGAAATAAAAGAGAACATGCATGGTATTGTTAATCACTCAGATGGTAAAAAAATTTGGGTTAGCGAATATTCTAAACCACAAGGAATTACCCTCAAAAAAATGATCACAATTGATGGTTTATTTTTTGCTGTACATAAAAATAGAATTAGATGTACTTTTGATGAAAATGTTAAGGGTTTCCATTTCTACGAATTAACATTTTGTATGGACAATCATATTAATGGTGTTAAGATAGGATTATGTACAAATATACGTGTTACACACCTTTCAATTGGCGAAACTAACGACCTTTGGGAAGAAAATAAATTAGTATTTGAAGAAAAATATGGGCATTTATTACCCTTAGAAGTATGATCAAGTCAATTAAAGAATTAAAAGATATCCATAGAGATGAAGATATTTATGTAATCGGTGCTGGAGCAAGTGTTGATTATATTAATGAATCTTTTTTTGATGGTAAGATAACAATAGGTACAAATCAAGTTTATAAGAAAATTAAATGTGATTATCTTGTTAGAAAAGAAACTAAATTTTTGAAACAAGCTTTGAATACTGGTTCAAAAGTTATTGTATCTGAATACGATAGCGGTAATCTTGATACTGGGCAATTTAAATTAAACACCAATAAAATTGATCACGAAAACCTTTATTATTTTGAACATCTTGATAATCTACATGATAAGGTTGATACATCTGTTATTGGAACAGATAAATTAGTTGTTAGTTATTCAACGATTACATCTGCGTTACATCTTGCTGCATATATGGGTGCATTCAATATTTACCTTGTTGGTCATGATTGTGGTTCATTGAATGGTAAAATGACATTTGATAAATATTATGATTCAATCAACGATACACCATGGCAAAATTGGAACCAATATAAATCCTGGTTAAAAATCATTGAGTCACAAACTGTTTCTGTTAGAAATAAACTTGTTGAAGTTTATGAATGTAATGTGGTGTCAATAAATCCTTTTGTTTCATTAAATTTAGAAAACAACCTTTTCATGTAATATGAGTTTTAAATTTATTATACCAGCCAGAAGAAATTCAAAAGGTTTACCATTTAAGAATCGTAAATTATTTGATATATTTTTAGATAAAACACCTGAAAATCTATTAACAGGATTAATTCATTCTCATTCTTTGATTGTATCTACAGATGATGAATCAATCATTGAAAAATGTGTATCAAAGAGTATAAATTATCTTAATAGAGATAGTAATTTAGCTTTAGACACAACCTCAACTAAAGAAGTTATGATTGATTTATATAACAAGAATTACATTTTTAATGATGATATTGTTGTTATGTTATATTTGACATATCCTGAAAGAAATTGGGATGATATAGGAAATGCTATTGATACTTTTGTCAAAAATGGCTCAAGATCTCTTTTATGTAAAAAAGAAATCACAAGTACCCACCCATACCTTTACATGCTTGAAATCGATAAAAATAAAGGTAAACAACTTGTTGCACACGACCTTTATCGTAGACAAGATTATCCAAAGGTATTCGAAATTTCACACTATATTTGTATTTTTAAAGGTGGTGAATTAAAAAATTTGAATAACAATCTTTACAACGAGGATACATTTTTTTTACCAATTAACTCTGTTATAGATGTTGATACTGAAAATGATTTATTAAAATATAATGGGAATTTATGAAATGTATATTAGGTATAACAACATATAATAGGAGAAAATATTTAGAACATCTTTTAGATAGTTTTACACCAACTCATAACACAAATTATGAATGGGTAATCATTATCAATGATGACTGTTCAACAGATGACACAGTTAAATTCATTGAAAACTATAATTTTCCATGTGAATATCATTTAATCAAAAATGAGAACAGAAAGGGTGTTTCATGGGGAACAAATAATATTTTTTACTTATCTCAAAAGATTGGATTTGATGTTTTATTCAGAAGTGATGATGATAATTTTTTCTTGAATAATGGTTGGGATGATCTTTATATTAATGCTATGAATAATTCTGGATTTAAACACCTAAGTTATTATAATAGTAGATGGAAAGGGGAAAATAAAAAAATAATAGAGAATGATGGTTTAATTGCCGCTTCTAATGTTATGGAATCTATGGGTAATTTCTACACAATAACACCTGAAATCTTAGAAAAAGTTGGTTACATGGATTATCAAAACATGGGTATGTGGGGTGTTGAACATATTGATTATTCATTAAGATGTTGTAGGCTCAATTATAACAATCCACAAACATTTTGGTGCCCAAAGGATTGTAAAAAATTTATTGGTATGAAAGCTGGAAATACCTATACAAGCTCAATGAGTACAATTGAGTTAGCTAATGAAAGGAGCAGAGATTATCAAAAAAGAATGATAGCAAATAATAATAATAGAATTTATATACCGAATCAGAATGCTCAATAATTATTTTGAAAAAATATATTGTATAAACCTTGAAAAAAGAAAAGATAGGTGGAATGAGGTTAGTAAAGAATTTCAAAAAATTAATTGCAATGTTGAAAAATTTGTAGCAATTGATGGTGAAAAATTGGAACCCAGTCCATACATTTATAGAGGTGAACTTGGTTGTTACATGTCACACATGGTAATCTTAAAAGACATGATTAATAATAACTATAGTAAAATTTTAGTTTTTGAGGATGATGTTGTTTTCAACGATGATTTTAACGAAAAATTTGATTACTATTATAATCAATTACCTAATGATTGGGATATTGTTTATATGAGTGGAAATCATACAACAAGTTTAGAAAAAATTACTGATAACATATATAAAACTAATGGTACTTTAGCTATGCATAGTTATTTCATTAGCTTGGAAGGTGCAAAAAAATTATACAACTTATTAGTCGCTAAAAATATGACAGACCCAATAGATGTTATAGGTATAGAGTATCAAAAAAATAATAATTGTTATACGTTTAGGCCACACCTTACGTATCAAAAAGAAGGATTTAGTGATATACAGAAAAAAATTGTTAATTACGACCACCTATTAAAACGTTAATAAATGAATAAAGTAAAAATTATAGCCGAAATAGGACTTAATCACAATGGGGATATAGATATCGCCAAACAACTTATAATGGTTGCTAAAGCTGCTGGTTGTGATTATGTTAAATTTCAAAAAAGAAATCCTGATGTTTGTGTACCTGAAGATCAAAAATCTAAAATAAGGCAAACACCTTGGGGTGAGATGACCTATATTGATTATAGATGGAGAGTTGAGTTTAATCAAGAACAATATCAACAAATACATAATTTTTGTCAAAGTATTGGAATTAAATGGTTCGCTTCAGTTTGGGACAAAGATTCGGTTGATTTTATACAAAAGATCAACTTGGATAATAACTATCATAGTATAATGAAAATACCATCAGCTCTTATAACCGATACCGAATTATGCAAATACGCATCAACAAGATGTAATCAATTACTGATTTCTACAGGAATGAGCACCGAAGAAGAAATTGAAAATTGTGTACGTACTTGTAATCCAGATGTTATAATGCATACAAATTCAACATATCCCTGTCCTGTTGAGGAATTAAACTTAAACTATATTTTATGGTTGAAGAATAAATATAGAGATAAAGAAATAGGGTATAGTGGCCATGAATATGGTTTAGTTACAACATTTGCAACAATACCTATGGGAGCTACTTGGATCGAAAGACACATAACGCTTGACCGTAATATGTGGGGTTCAGACCAATCATCATCAATCGAGCCATCTGGGGTTTTTAAATTGGTTAAGGGGATAAGAGATATTGAAAAATCTTTGTCCTTTGCACCAAGTGAAAGATATGTATTAGGAGGAGAGTTGCAAAAAAAACAAACGCTTAGAAAATAAATATATATGAAAATATTTGTAGATATTGATAATACAATTTGTCATACCGAAGGTACTGATTATAAAAATGCTAAGCCGTATTATGAAAAAATAAATATTATTAATGATCTTTTTGATCAGGGGCATGAAATAACCTATTGGACTGCAAGAGGATCTGGGTCTGGTATTGACCATAGTTTTTTAACTATGTTTCAGCTGAAAGAATGGGGTGCAAAATATCATGAACTTAGGTTTAAGAAACCAGTTTTTGATATATTTATTGATGATAAAACAATCAATTCTATTGACAAATTAGGACTATGGGTTCAAGAACAAGAAAAAAGAAGCTAACGCACGAGGAAATAAACGATGCGTATGTGGATATCGAAACATCACATAATGAAAATATCCTCAAATCAATTCACTTTAATCTAAAGGCAAAAACACAAAATCAAAAGGAATTAATCAAATTAATTCGTGAGAAAGACATTATCATTTGTTCTGGATTTCCAGGTACAGGTAAAACATATGTCGCATGTGCTATGGCTTTAGAACTATTGAAAAAAGATCCTAAATACAAGAAAATTGTAATAGTTAAGTCTGTTACACCTTTAAAAGATGAAGAGGTTGGATATCTTAAAGGAACTCTCAGGGAAAAATTGGAACCATTTATGTATTCTTTTATCCATAATTTCGAAAAAATTATTGGTAAAGATATGGTTGAAAAATTAAAAATTAATGGTTTTTTAGAAGAAATGCCATTAACTTATATGAGAGGTATCAATATTGATAACGCTATTGTTATTATAGATGAAGCCCAAAATATCAAGAAAACAAACATGAAGACTATCATGACTCGTTTGGGTGAAGATTCTAAAATGATATTCTTAGGTGATGAAGGTCAAATTGACTTGAAAAACCCACAAGAAAGTTCATTATCATTTATCATTAAAAGATTTAAAGAAAAAGATTTTTTTGGTACAATTGCTTTTGGAGAAGAAGATATTGTTAGACATCACCTCATCAAAATCATAGAGCAAGGTTTTGATGAAATAAATTATCCATAAATAGTTTATTTTCGTACAAAGGTTTCATAAATTTATTTAAAATAATAAATTTATGGTTATTGGTATTACAATAAATAATATAATTAGGGATCATATTTCTAAGTTATGTGAAGCTTACGAAATCATTACGGAACAACAACCGATAATGCCTATAAACCCTTATGATCTTGAAAAATCATTTCCTGACAAAGCTCCACAGGAATTCGAAACTGTTGAGTTATCGGCATCTAATATAGATAATGAGTATGAACTGACACCAATGGATGTTGAAGAAACAAATTTCAACGTAATCGAGTTTATGTATATGGACGCATCCTTTGAAGTATTTGGTAGGGCTGGTCAATTAGAAAACAATTTAATCACAAAACTTGCTGAACTACAATCTGATGATGTAGATATTATTCTTTTAAACAAAGAATCAACAAGGTCAAAAAACGCAACTTTATTCTTTTTGTCCAAGAATAATTTCGACTTGAAACAAATAGTATTTCCTGACAAATACGAAGATTTTTACATGTATTGTGATGTCCTTATCACAGATAATCCTAAATTGATGGATATCAAACCAAAAGACAAGATATTAATTAAGGTTGAAAACGAATTTAATATTGATTATATATCAGATTTTACTATTATTAAAGTATCTGATATATTTGAATTAATTGAAGAAATAAAAAATAAACATAATTCATTAAAAAATAGTTAAAATGGCTAAAAAACAAGAAGTTCTACAAAATATTGATTCGTCAATAGAAAAAATTAAGAACAAAGAACAAAAAATAATTTTCTTAATACCAGATACAAAAGGTAATGCGAGAGCAAGTGTTAGTGTTTTGTATAGACAAGCTATGTCTCTTAAAAATTTAGGTTATAGTGTTGCAATGCTAAACGAAAAGAAAGACTCTATAAATGCATCAACATGGTTGGGTTCTGAGTATGATACTTTGGATCATTTTTCAATTGAAGAAAATAATCTAACAATGGGGCCTCAAGACTTCTTAATAGTACCAGAAATTTTTGGTAATGTTTTTGAACAACTTGAAAAATTACCGATGGAAAAGATTTTATTTGTACAATCATTTGAATATATGTTAGACGCATATGCACCAGGTAAAAGTTTTATTGATTTTGGTGTAACTGAATGTATGACAACAAGTGATACACTTTCTAAATTGATTACAGATGTTTTACCTTTAAATACGGTACAAGTTATACCAATTGGTATTCCTGACCTTTTTAAACCAACAGAAAATCTTACAAAACCTATTGTAGCAATACATTGTAGAGATGCGAGAAAAGCTGCTAAAATTATTAAAACTTTTTATTTGAAATACCCAATCTACAGATTCGTATCATTCAAAGATATGCATACTATGACCGAGGTTGATTTCGCTAATAACCTTAAAGATTGTTGTTTGTCTATATGGGTTGATGATGATTCATCATTTGGAACTTTCCCAGTTGAATCAATCAAATGTAATGTTCCAGTTATAGGTAAAGTACCAAACATTATAGGTGAGTGGATGGATGATAATAATGGTATGTGGGTTTACGATGAGAATCAGATTGTTGATTTAACCTCTGCATATGTTAAAAATTGGTTGGAAGATAATATTCCTGAAAATTTACAAAACGTATCAACAACTCTTGATGGAAAATATGGTATGGTTGAATTTGAAGAAAAAACTAAGCTGGTTTATGAATATTATTTCCAAAACAGAATTGACAAGTTGGAAAAAATAAAAGAGGATTATATGAAAACAGCTTAATATGGATAAATTAATAGAAATATTAAAAATTATTGGGGGTGACGATTACACAAAACCTCTACCTAATTTATTAAGTTTACCTGAAGAAACACGTTCTCAAATTTTAATAGAATTAAAAAAACTACCACAATTTGAAGATACAAAAAATTTTATTTTTTTGGATAGTCCAATTATTATCAAAGATGGTGAAGCGTCAAGCGTACCGACTATGGTTTTAATGAGTCAAGAACAATTTGATAAAGAAAGTAGTACTCTCAAAATGGAAATGAAATGGAAAGTTATTGATGGTGACAAAGTTGAATTATATCCTTCAACAATGAAATCTGAAATTTTAATGATGAATGAAACAGTTAAAATTTATTCCATAGGTCTTACCCCAACAACATATACTCCAATTGATGCTCATGAATATGAAGATGTATTGGTTACACCATCATTATATGACCCAACTAATTTTGAACCTTTCAGGGAAATCAGGTTGAAATTTTCACCAGAAAAACGTCAAGATATAGCCGCAAAAACAAGTACAGAAGATGAGATCGAAAGTTTCAAAAAAGAAATGTATGAAAAATTGGACAAGGCTATAGAAATTTTACTAACTAAGGGTACAAATTATAAACAAAATAAAAACATTATTGTAAGAATATCTGATGATTCATACGCAAAAAAAACTATAAAACAAAGAGAATTTAAAACTATATAATATGGCAGAAAATACTAAAACACTTGACATTACCGTAATTATACCAATACATTCGGTAGCAAATGAAAAAACTGGTGAATACCTTGATATTGCTTTGAATAGCATATCTGTTAATGAAGTAAAACCTAAAGAAGTTTTGATTGTTAGATGCGGCTGCGGAGATGTGAGAGAATTTTTGAATGAGTTTGACCTCACCAAATATAACTTGAACGCTCGTGTAATCGAAAACATAACTGGTAAATCATTCCAGAATCAAATGAATTACGCTGTATCTCAGGTTACAACCGAATATTTCAGCTTACTTGAATTTGATGATGAGTATGCTTCGAATTGGTTCAAAAATGTTGGTAAATACATGGAGAAAAACCCTGATATCGATATGTTCCTACCTATCGTATCTGATGTTGATCAAAATAATAAATTTTTGATGATGACAAATGAAGCTGCGTGGGCATATAATTTCTCAGAAGAAATGGGTGTTATTGATAACGAAACTTTAATGAACTTCCCTAATATCAATATTGATGGTATGGTTACAAAGAAAGAATCATATTTAGCAGCTGGTGGTATAAAACCTTCAATAAAATTAAGTTTCAATTACGAATTTCTTTTAAGATTTACAAAGAATGGTTATAAAATCATGGTTGTGCCAAAAATTGGTTACAAACATGTGAACATGAGGACAGATTCTCTGTTTTGGAATTATAAAAATGATCCAGTTGAAAAAATTTCACCAGATGAAGCGAAATTTTGGATGGAATTAGCGCAAAAAGAATATTACTACAAACAAGATAGAAATGTTATCTATGCGCCAACAACACAAGACACAGAAGTAAGTAATGGTTAATAAAAAAAACAAGAACTATTATGATATCGACCAAGAACAGGCCGTTTTATTATTCTTAAAATCAAAATCTAATGAAGAAAGAACTAAAATCTATAGAGAACATCTCCAGGATCCAATCAATAAAATGATTGAAATTATCATCAGAAGATATAAACTGGAAAGAAAATCTGAAAATTTTCCTGATATTCATGCTGACGCTTTATCATTTTTGATGACCAAATTTGATAAATTCAAACCAGAGAGAAACAAAAAATCGTACTCATATTTTGGAACGATTTGCAGAAATTACCTAAAAGGTGAATTGATTAAAGAATATAAAAAAAATAGGTTACATAAAGATATCGAAACAGCTGAGAGTGAATTACTTGAGAGAGCTGACCAAAAATACAGAATTGATGATGACGGATTTAACACCAGCGTTTTTCTCGAAAAATTGATGGATAAGTTAAAAGAAGAGATAAATTCTGAAAATTTGAACGATAATGAGTTCAAAGTAGGCCATTCATTAATTAAAATTTTAGAGGATTGGGAAGAACTTTTTGCTGATGCCAGTAACAAAAGTCACACTAAATTCAATAAAAATCTAATATTGCTATATATTAGAAATATGACTGGACTATCAACAAAAGAGATAAGAAACAGCATGAAAAGGTTCAAAACTCTTTATTTTATTTTCAAAAACGATTTTATAGAAGAGTAATATTTATATTAAAAGAGCTATGAACATGATTAACAGAAAGAAAAAGGTAGATATCAGTGAGGATTCATTGAAAGATCTTATGCAAGAAACTTATAATGAGATTGTTGATGAAAGAAATAGAGCTTTAAGCGCTTATAAGAAGTTCACAAAGGATATTAATGAGAATACTGACATAGCCTTGGTTGGTAAGATAACTAACGAACTTCTTAAAATAATGGATGCTGCCACTGAGAAAAAACTTAGATTAATCAAACTACAAGGCGATTATCTATATAAAAATGGTAAACCTTCTGATTCTACTTCTTCTGATTTTGGCCTTAGTGATGATGACAAAAAATGGATTCAATCACAGGTTAAAAACGGTAGTGTTGAAGAAAATACAAAAGAATATGATGAATAATGGGTGCACAAAGTGAAATATTTGCAAGATATCGTTCATTATACGATGATTCGGTAATACAACCAACAGAAAGTCCAACAAGTAAGAAAATTGACAACCTTAGCTTTGTCGATTTTTTGTTTGAGATAATCAAATCAACCAAAGGTCAAACTCAATTCAAAGATTTGATATTGAAGGGTTGTATGAGCGAATTAAAAAAAGGTGATGAGATTAATAAAGAAATAATTAATATTTTAATCCAAGATTTTGGTTGTAATAGCAATTTGTTAATTCCCACAAATCTTACTGAATTATCTGTTAATGGTATTGAGTTGTCAAAAACGGAAATAGATTTGTTTGGTCTACTTAGTTTAGACCCTAATCAATCTCCAGGTAAATATCTTTATGAAGGAAATGACATAACTAAACATGTAAATTTCTTTTTATATAAAGGACAAACTACAAACGAGAATTCACCAATATCTTTTAAATATAATAATAACACTTTGTTCACAATATATGCAGAAGATAGTTCAACATTTGTTTTTAAATTTGGTAGTTTTTACAAGAATAAATTGTTTGGTGTATGGTTGGAAGACTATTTAACAGCAATTTCACCAATATTTAATTTTGCTTTATTTTTATCAACAATCACAGATTTAGTAACTGGTGCCTTATCATTTGGTAGTTCCAAAACCGAAATACAATTAAGTCAACAAAATAGCATACTTGCGGCATTACAAAAGATTTTTGGGTTTTGTAGTGAATCAAATACTGGAAATAATAATACGAACGGATCTCCTACAGGTTATCTTAATAATCAAAACGGTAATTTAAGTAATTCAAATAATGACGGTGCCATAACAACAAATTTTGGTGATACACAAACAAATGATTTGAATAATGGTGATACAACAGATTATTTTGCATTTGATGCACCAACACTTGATGAAATTAATACGCAAGCACAATTACAATCTGATAATTTAGTAAGATTTTCAACTTGTGATAACTTAGATGTTCCAGTTGATTCAGCGGCTGTTATCAATGCATTAGATAGCTTGTTCAACATTTCAAAAAATGATACACAAATTGTTGATTACACTAAAGGTAATTCAGCATTATCTGATCCATCTTTAAAATTACCAGTTAATGCTGATCCAACAGCATACGATAACACAAATGTTAAACCAAATGTTGACCAGGCTACAGAATTGTTATCATCATCTATAAGTCAAGGATTAACAGATTTATTAAATGGTGGTGAAATTACTTTACAGGTAGATTTACCAAATATAAATGCTGAGTTTCAATTAAACATTTTAAAATCAATACCATATGCAGCAATGCAAATGATGCTTTCACCTAAACTATTACTTATACCTAAATTGTATGGTTATTTATCTGGTGATACGTCAACAAAAGCTTCAACTGAAGTTGTTAATCAATTGTCTGTTATTATTGCAAAAATTGGGGAAGTAATTGTAAAACTTATTATTGACAACATATTCAATTCGATCAAAAATGATTTGATCAATCTCGCTAAAAATCTTGCGTTGAATTATTTAAAACAAAGAGGTATAGATTATTTAGCTTGTCTTTCATCATTACTCGGTTTACTTGGTATATTTAACGGTTTTAGTAGTAACTGTACAAGTATCCTTGACCAGTTATTAAAGATTTTAAAATTGGCAAATCTGGCAACACCAATGCCACCAATTCCTCCACCGTTGATTCTTGTTGCAGGAGCTTTGAAACCTGGTATGAACCATGTTGCACTTATGGGTGATATAAAATCTGCTTTAGAACAAAAAGGAATTGTGACCGCACCAACTTTACCAGACGGCTCACCAAATAATATGATGATTGCTATTGAAGAAACCATGAAAGCAACCATAACACACATAAAAACAAATGCTAATATTTCAGTTGCCGTTTCTGGTAGCCCAGTATTACAATTTGGTTACGGTCAAATTCAATAAATATGAAAAATAAAATATTGGAAGAAATTTGTAAAACATATAAAGATAAATCTAACAAAGACTTATCTAAAATTGCTGTTAATTTGAATAATGACTTTAATGTTATGAAAGAAACATTATTAGAATTAACGATTGCTTTAGGTGAGATTGAGGAAACTTATGATAAGGTTTATAATGAGTTACAAAAACGTTTAAAATTTAAGGATAATGGCTAATATTGAAGTATTATATGGTGTATGTGTTTTTAATGATGATCCTGATAATTCAGAAAGGATCCGTTTTTATGATGTTTCTTTATTAGAAAATGCAACAAGAACAGTTAAAGATATTGAAGCTATAATAGGTACTAATGATAATACTAATACCTATTTACCGTGGAGATATTCCACAGGAAACAAAAAAACAGATCCATATCTGTCAGAACCCTTTTTACCAAAATTTTTCAATATTGTACCAAATCCTGGCCAATTAGTTAAACTAATCAAATACAATACACAACCTGAAAAATATGAATATGTTGGACCTATCACAACGGATATAATACAATCAAAGCAAGGTTATTACATGGGACTTCAAAAGTCCAGACCAAATAATAATGGCGCATCTGGTATTGTTCCAGACCCTTCTAAATTTACAATAAACGGTAAAGATAATGAACAAATTATACTTGGTGGTAATAGTATAATACAAAGATTAGATTATTTTACATCACAAAAACAAAAAAAAGATAATTATCCTTTTATACAATTTGTTGAATTTCCTTCAAAATCAACTATTGATACTGTAACAAGTACACAAGTAAAAGAAATAGATTTTAGTATAGATTTTGTCGTTTCGGTAAAATTTGACTATAAACAAGCAACTTCAGCTGATGATAAAAATCTAACTTGTTATATACAAATTTATGACTCAAAAAAAATTATTAATCCAAACGGTTTGTCTGGACTAAAAAAATCTATGGTTACCTTCACGGATGGTTTTAGATCTACATTAAATAATCCAGTCATAACTTTTACAATAACAACTAAATCTGCTAATAAATTAATCGAAACATTTACTGATGTTTTAACATCAATGAAAAATCAGTTAATATACAAGTACCCTTCAAACTATAACATCGAAGATTTTACCTATACTGATAGCACTCAAAATATTAACATTGTTAATCAATTTGGATTTTTACCCAATGATGGTGGTGCGTTACCAGAAACACCTAATACCATAGTAAATAATAATTTTGTTGTTATAGGTGATATTACCCAAGTAGCTTTTACAACATTGAGTCAAGCCACATTAAGCTCAACATACGGTGTTAAGAATATTTCTGACGATCCTGAATTTCTCACTATAGCAAATTTTGTATCTCAAAGAACTTATGAAAATTTTGTAACCAAATTACAAAATACGTCTAAAGTTGAAACAACAACATCAGATACTAATAGTTTTCAAAACACAACCGATAGTGTACATATACAACATGTAGATAAAATATTACTTTATTCTACAGAGAATGATATACCACTTGTGGAAAAAACAGCGTCAGTAGACGGCACAACACAACAAAAAATTGCTGAAATATTCAAAAATTCTGGCTCACAAGAAGAAAGATTCAAATTAGCATCCCCAGCAGTTCGAGGTGACAAATTATTAAATATTTTAATACGTCTAATTGGTTTATTATTAAATCATGGTCACGTTGCTGGTGTTAATGTATCCGATTCTTTAGATGAAACATCAAGGCAAGAATTGGCAAGCATAATACAAGACCTACAAAAAGATTTACAGGACGATAAAAATAGTGTAACTCTTAACCATTATATACGATTAAATTAAACTATTTATCAATATGGGTATTTATAGAACATATTTTGATAAAAATAATACGATTGTTAAGAATAGTTATGTAAACACGGCTAAAAACCCTGTTTCAGAACTATATTGCGGCGCAAATATTAGTCGATTTCTTTTCTTTTGTAATTTTTCTGAGCTATCGAGCATGGTTGCCGATAAGAGTGTAATTTTAGATAGTAACACAAGACATATATTAAAAATTAAAAATACATCTGATTTTGATGTAAAAGATTATCTCAATATTGATAATAATCTTGCTATTGGTGATGGTGAAAGAGCAACATCAATAGATCTGGAGCTCAGACCAATGACACAATTTTGGGATGAGGGTACAGGTTATGATTTTAATCCAGTATTACTTCTGGGTGATCAAAGTTTTAAATCCGAAGCATCTAATTGGTACCAAGCGACAATAAATAATCGCTTTCATGTTAGTGGTGCAACAGACACCAACATGGTTATTGGTACACAACATATGGATAACGGAGATGAAAATATTGAGATAGATATTACTAATTATATTAATGCTATTTTGACAACTGGTGTTACGGTTACAACATATACAGGAGTTTCACACAACTACCAAGGTTTTTGTTTGAAATATACAGATCAAACCGAAAATGCTATGACTGGTATTACAAGAACCCTCGGTTTATATACAAAATATACCCAAACATTTTTCGAACCTTTTATAGAAACTTATTACGATGATTTGATAAAAGATGATCGTGTAAATTTTTACCCAAATAAGGATAATAATTTATTTTTATATGTTAATGTTAGAGGTAATGCGACTAATTTAGATAGTTTACCTACATGTACCATAAGTGGTATCACATATACGGTACAACAAAAGAATAAAGGTGTATATTTTGTAACGGTACCAGCTGCAACAAGCAATATGTTCGATACTTATACCCAATATAACGATATTTGGTCTGGTTTGGTTGTAAATGGTGTTAGTTTACCAAACGTTTCACTTAAATTTATACCGCTGGATAATTCAAGTTATTATCAGATAGGTTCAAACACTTCAGAACCAGTTAAATATGCGGTTTCATTGAGTGGAATTAAATTTGGGGAAGTTCTTGACCAAGGAAATATTAGAAGAGTTAATGTATTATTGAGAAAGCCATATACCTTAAATGATTACGACTTTGTTGATAACGTATTCTATAGATTATATGTAAAACAAGGTAATAATTTGGTAGAAGTATTAGATTGGCAAGAAATAGGTAAGTCTTATGATAGCCATTTTTTTAATATTAATACAACTTGGATGATACCACAAACTTATTATATTGACATCAAAACTGTTATAGCTGGCGAAGTGAATATTTATAATGAGGAATTAAAATTCACAGTTAACAGTAAAATTTTTAATTAATTATGTATTTAGTTTATATCAACCCATTAGGTAGAAATTACAAAGGTGAATTTATATATGAATTTATTTTTAGTGACTCAAAAGAAATAGAACTTGGTGAAGATTGGATGGTTAATCCAGCATCAAGTGGTCAACTTACACCACCACCAATTTCTGAAATAAAAAATGTTGAGGTATTACAAAACGAAAATATCGAATTAGAATTAGTTATATATTCAGATAATTTTTCTATGCTTGAGGCTGTTGAAAATATCATAGCTTTGGGTTGGGAAAAAGAAACACCTGATAATGACACCAGATTAGTGTTTCATTTTGGAGAGGAACAAAGAAGTGTTATAGATAAACTATACGAAAGAGATATAGCCTTCAACAATAAAAAAACAGTAAAAACAACATAATCATGACAAAACAAGAAATATTAAAAGAGCTTCAATCAAAACAACCAGTTTTAAATTTGAATGCGGTAAATAAACAAAATTTGCCAAAAATAACTCAGAGTCTACAAAAAGTTATTCAAGCTCAAGACAATTTAAATAAACAGAACCAAACATTAGTACAGACAGCATCTGGTATGAAAGGGCAACAATCACAACAGACTTCTGGCGCACCAATATCAGAGGATGATGAAAATACAGGTTCACCGTACCCTGGTACCGTTGACGGTACAGGTGAAAGTCATGCCTATGAACCTAAAGGTGTTCCTGAAGCTG